TGGCTGCTTGTGGCTCTCGTCAGAAGTGGAAAACACTATCGCTCCTTCTGGAGGGTCCACAATAGGCCATTCCCATACAGTAAATATGAAAGTATGATCTACTCCAGTGTCTATGTGTGATACAATTTCCTTAAAATACTCCGCCTCGTCCTTGCCGTGAACTTCTTCACCCCTTAATGGACTTATGATCTTGTGCATGTTTTACCTCTTCTTTGAATATTGTATTATTGCCCGAACTCCCTAAGGTATCCCTTTTTTAGGATATCCCATTTTCTTAAAATTCTTCCCCCCGATTTTTTAAACTAGGATAGATTACATCAAAATTCGAAGAAGCCGCTAAGGTATCCCCCTTTACCCAAATCACCCCTATATAGACACCCCCGGGTGGGGGGTATAGTGTATGCACTTGTGGCTGCTCTGCCGCTGCGGAGTTGGTTTGGATGGATTCAGACCGTGGTTTGGATGGATTCGGACTGGAGTTCCTTCCATACCGGCTGCTCCATCTTGGAATCTTCTCCCATGCCGGCTCGCCCTGTACTCCGCTTCCTTCCACACCGGCGCTGCCTCTATGCAATGAAGCACGCCCCGTTCCCCTTGTGGGGGAACAGGGCGGCGGACGCAGATGCTTCTTTGTACGGCTGTGCAGGGGGAAAAAGAGGCGGGGGAGCCTTGCGGCTCCCCTCGCTCACGCTTCCACCGTTTCGACGGACTCCATCCAGAACTTGAGCGAGTCCTCGAACTTGCACGACTTCTTCAACTCAGCCACCCACTCGTCGTAGGGGATGGTTGCTCCGTAGATGTACTCCTCGGAGTAGCGGGTCTTGTGGCACTTCTTCTCCTGCACGATGCGCTCCGCTTCCTCGGCGGTAGCGGCGGTCACGGCGTAGTCGGAGCCACCCTTCGCCTTCCAGTAGTCCCCGCCGTCCTCGGCGTAGTTCTCCATGTACTGGGTGCTAACGATCCACTTGGTCATCTTGCTGCGTCCTTTCTGTTCCGTTGGAACACTCCAAAGGGAGTGAGTGCGGGGGAAAAAGGGCAGCGGGATCGAACGCAATGGGGAAGGGGGAGCCTTGCGGCTCCCCCTTCGGGGTTTGGGTTGCCTTACCGCTTCTTCCACGGCAGGGCGTTGGGGTCAAGGGCGGCGAGGGCTTCCGCCACGGCGGGGGTCGCGTCCTTTCCGGGCTTGAACACGCCATCCGCACCGATGCGCCCGTACCACTTGGCGGCGGGGTCGCCCCACTTGCCCGATGCCACGCCCACGGTGTCCTTGTTCTCGGGCTTCGCCTTCTCGGAGTCGGGGCGGGTGTACGAGAGCGTGACATCCTGCCCGTCCACCGACATCACGACCTTCGGGAACTTCACCGTGAGGGCGGCGAGGCGGAACGACTCCACCAGCCCGTGCAGGTTGAGCGAGGGGAGGGGGTTCTGCGCCTCGTTGATGAGGCGGTCGATCCACTCCGACTGCTTCGGGGTCGGGTTGCCCTTGACGAGCGCACCCATGAGGGAGGCGGCGAACTCCGCCTTGTCGGGGCTGCTGCTGATGAGGGCGGCGAGGGCTGCGATCTTCTGCGACTTGTCCATCTTGCTGCGTCCTATCTGCCCCGTTTGGGGCGTTTGGGTTGATGCCCTAAAGGGACGATGAGCGGGGGAAAAAGGGCGGCGGGAGTAAACGGTGAAGGGGGAGCCTTGCGGCTCCCCCTTCGGGGCGGTTGCCACCGTTAGGCGATGGCGGTTTCGGGGGTCGGGCAGTTGTGCTTCACACAATGCCAGAGGCGACCGATGAAGGCGAGGGAATCTCCCTCCGCTGCTGCCTTGCGGTCGAGGCTTGTCCACGACTTGCCTCCCTTGCCCGTGATGCGGGCTTCGACCTCGCGCCCGTCACCGGCGCACCCGAACGGCTTGTCCTGCTGCTTCTGCTTCATCTTGCTGCGTCCTTTCTGCCCTGTTGGGCTGACCCAAAGGGGCGACGGGAGGGGGAAAAAGGGCGGCGGGAGTATCTTGCGCTACATACGCGAGAGTTCGCGCTTACCCTCACGACGAGACTTGCGAGGGTCACGCGACTTCTTGCCCCAAGTCTTGGAGCGAACGCGACGACCTGCTGCGATCTCGTCCCGACTTGCCTCCCAAGCAAGGCGACGAGCGATGTCAATCTGTGACTTCATGGCGACTGGCTCCTTTCTGCACCCCAAGAGGACGCTTTCCGGGGGAAAAAGGGATGCCAGCCGCCATGTATGCGCGTGATTGGTGCTTACTTGCCCTTCACGATGGAGAGGAGCAAGTCGCGCTCAATCTGTAGCCGCTTCATGTCTTCCTTCATGCGCTTCATCTCCGCTTCCAACCGTTGGCAGCGGGCGACCCATTCCTGCGTGAGGGAGTCGGCTTCCTTTGCCTTCTGCCATTCCCACGATTCGGTGGTGTTCTTGTAGTAGTCCTCGTTCATGCGTCTGATCCTTTCTGTTGCCCCAAAAATGCCCCTTGTGGGGGAAAAAGAGGGATGTACTCCTCTCCCCTTCTTTCTTCCCCCATGCGTTACGGTGGGTGCGGTGCTTCGGTGCGGTGCGTTACCGCTTGTTCGGTGGCTTGAAGTAGCCGTTACAGGCGTAACCGACTCCAAGAAAGCCAGCAACAATCACGGGACTACATCCCATCCAAACACCAAACACCCACATCGCTCCCGCTGACACGGCGAACGCTACGCAAAGCGTGACGACTGCTCCGATGATTCCGTTTCGCATCCTGCTGTCCATGCCTGAACTCCATGCGGTGCGGGGGAAAAAGGGGAGGGGCTTTCGCCCCTTCCCCCATTCGGTGCGGTGGGTTAGCGCACTTCGCAGCGTGGTGCGAACATTCCCGCCGCAGTCTTTGCCCGTTCCACGACCCAAGCGGGGACGCTGTAGTCCTCGCCGTCGATCTCACCCGTTTCGGGGTTCTTCGTGCCGACGATGCACACATCGCCCACGATGATGTCGATGCCTGCCCCGTACACGCCTTCGTAGAGGCGCGTGGCGACAAGATTGCACGGCAGACCGTTGCACTTGCCTTCCTCGTTGCAGTACATCATCGCACCCTTGCCCAGGTCGATGCCTTCGATCCATCCTCCCACGGCGGACTGAAGGGACTCCAGACCCGTGTTCTCCACTTCCTCCATCTGACCGTTCATCTTCACGACGAGCATCTTCTTCATCTTGCGATCCTTTCTGCCCTTTGGGGCTGTACCCTAAAGGGACGGGGAGAGGGGGAAAAAGGGCGGCTGCCTTGTTTCAGCAGACAGCGTGACGATACATCAGCGCGATGCCCCGCTGCATATACATGATGTTCGACCACATCTGCCCCTCAGACGAGGCACTCGTGATCTCCCGAAAGAGATCATTGTCCACCGTTGGGTCAGTCATCACCCAACGAGGCCCGTTCCAAGTCTCCTCCAACTTCATCGGGAAGAAACCATACGGCAGACCAAGCGAGTCATGCAGACGCTCGTATGCGCTCTGAAGTTCCACGCCCATCTTCTGAGTAGCCATCTTGCGTTCCTTTCTGCCCCAAAAACGACGATGGAAGGGGAAAAAGGCGGGAGGGGACTTTCGTCAACCCTCCCGCCCTATCCGGGGGACTGTACGGCTTCAGATCAGACCCAAGATCCGTAGCCACGACTTCGGATGATCCGGCTCCACGATGTCGCCCCACGGCGTTTCGCAGACGCAATCATGCACCATGTGGTCGAGTTCCTCGAACGAGGGAACTTCGCACCACTCGTACTCCCCGTCCTCGTTCTTGAGGTACTTGTGGGAGATGATGCCATCGGTGCGGCGAGTGTAGCCATCGGGGGTCTTGATCCACCGCCCGGTGCTACGCGACTGGAGGTGGGTGGGCTGACCGTGACCGTTGTCATCGGCGTAGTCGGTGGGCTTGTCGGTGAGGTTGACGAACTTCGGCTGCATTCTGATCCTTTCTGTTGCCCCAAAGGATAAGGCGGCGGGGGAAAAAGGTGGGGAGGGGCGCGCTCGTGATGCAACCCCTCCCCTGCAAGATGGTTCGTTACGCCTCGTCATCCTGAACGGTGAACGATCCAACGGTATTCCCGTTGGCGTCCTTGATCGTGGCGTTTCCCATGTCTCCATGCAGAACTTTGCGGGAAAGTCCCTCAAGAATGCGCGAGACTTCGCCGTACTCGTCGGTGCGGAAAGCGTCGTTGTCAAGATTGATCGTGATGCGGAGTTCAGCCATTGCGTTTCCTTTCTGCTGAAAGTCTACCACGGTGGGGGGAAAAAGGCAGCGGGGCGGGGGAAAGGATCACCCCGCCCCGCAGGACGCAAGAGTCAGAAAGAATCTTCCCCGTACATGGGGTCGGTGTAGAACTCGTTAGGTTCCCACATTGGTTCGTCAGACGGCTCGGCATACAGCCACTCGCCGTCACCGTCATCGCTCTCGTAGTTGTCGGGATCAGCGGGGTCTAGCGATGGGTCACTCATTGTCGCCTCCGAAAATGATCTCCCAACCCTTCGGGGAAGTTCCGCTGATGATGAACTCACGATCCTCCGGGGCGAGGTACGGGAACGCGAGTTGCGCCAACTTGCCACCCTTCCACGCCTCGTAATCGGTGCGGCGAACGCTGACCGAATACGATTCGTTCGTGATGTGGCAGTTCTTCACAATGTCGATCCAACCCGAATCATCCTGCTCCACGATCAGGCGACCAATCTGCTTGTAAGCCATGATTCTCCTTTCGTCATCCCAAAGGGACGGCGCGAGGGGGAAAAAGAGGAAGGGAGCGCATCACTTCGGATAACGCTCCCTTCGCAGAAAGGACTCACTTGTTCCGCTTCATCCAATCATCAATCTTGATGACTTCCATGAAGCCTGCTCCGTTGCCTTCCGGGTCACGGAGTGCGATCACTTGGTAGACCGCTTCGGGACGGGTCACGATGAACCCGCAGTACGGGTCGAACGGATCTTTGTCGTCCACGATGATATCAGAGATCACTCCGCCCTTCAAGGGGTGAAGCATCTCAAGAAACGGATTCTTCTTGTTCATTTGCGTCCTCGTAAGGGGTCACATTGCCGTTCTCGTCCGTCATCATGCCCGTGTAGATCACGATTTGCCCGTAGTTGTCCCTTTCAACGGAGCATCCGTACTTCTCCACGAACTTGTCGAGAGCCTTGACAAACTTTTCGATCTTCTTCTTCCTCATGCGGTCGCCTTCTTCCGCTTGGGCTTGGGCTTCATGTCCTTGTGGCACAGGTAGCCAAGCAGCGCGATGTTCGATCCGATGAGCATGATGATGAGGGTGTCCATGCCTGAAATACTCCGACTGCGGGGGAAAAAGGGAAGGGGAGGGGCTTTCGCCCCTCCCCTCATGCGGTGCGGTGTTAGGCGATTGGCAGGTTCCCCGTGAGGATCGCATCGCCCGTCACTTCGATGCGAGTCTTGCCGGAGCGCACCTTCTGAACCATCGCGCCCATCTCCTCCAGACGCTTGGTGGTGGTGTCCTTCAGCGACTCACGCAGCACCTTGCGCTGCGCGTCCGACATCGACATCACATCGGGGATGGCGTCGATAACGACCTGCTGCGTTGCACCGTTGACCTTCGACATCAGCACGGCAACGAGCGTCCACGGGCAGAGTTCCTGCACAGCCGTGTAAGTCTCATCGGCAGACTTGTCAGCCGTGAAGTCGAACGCCACTTCGATGCGACCGGAGGTGAAACCCTGCGGCAGATTGAGCAGTTCCTTGACCACGGCGGCAGCACCGCTGCTCTTGGGGTCGAGGTTGATCTTGGTGATCGTCATACCTGTCTCCTCTTGCGTTTGCGTCCGCTTCCCACACCGGGAGGCGATGCCCCAAAGGGAAGGGGAGAGGGGGAAAAAGGGCGGCTGGACTATTCCTGCTGCCCCTTTGCGGCATCTATCAGTTGCTCCAGCGGATCGGGAATCTGATAGTTGCTGATCGCTGCCTCAATCACGCTCCAGTTGATGCCTACCGATGCGTCATGATGCTGCGAGATGTCGTCAAGGATGCAAGCGATGTCGTTATCGCTGAACTTCCTGTCATCAAGGAGATTGTCCTGAATCATGGACGCAACATCGTCGGGAACCCACAGGCTCATCGCCATATGAGTCTCTAGTCCGGTTGGGTAGCGACTTGCCATCATTTCGATGGTCTTGATGAGTTCTGCTGCGGTTGGCATTATTTCTTCTTCCTCTTTGCCTTTGCTGTGTCGTGTAGTTCTTCCAACGGATCAGGATTGAACAGGCTCACGCGCTCGTCAACCATGCGATCAAACGCCTGAAATACATGACCAACGGTTTCCTCCTCAACGCTGATGTCCTTGAGGATTCTTTGCGCCCAATAGACGGAGATGTGCTTGTTGAATGTCTCGCCTGCGTCCATCACCAAGTCAGGAGCAACGGCGAAGTAGAAGATGTCGCAATCTTCACCGTAATCCTTCTTCATCCGCTTGAGTTCAGCCAGTGCGTGTTTGATCTTCACGGTGCAAGCCTCCCGGTGCGAGGGGAAAAAGGGCGACTGGACTAACGGTGCTTCGCCTTGTTGATGAGATGCACCATCTCGTCAACTGGAACCCATGATCCAGTACTTTCGTTGAACTTGACGAGAAAACTTACTTCCTCATGCTCGTTAGTGCTAGTTCCCCAACAGTAGGCGCGTGGCGGAACATCATTGATCCATGCGATCTGCTTGCCGCACTTGGGACAAAGACAGTCAACCCATGCTTCAGACTTTGCATAGATCTTCACTTGGTGTCCTCCATTGTCTTGAGCAGTGCCATGCTCTTGGTGAAGTCGTTTGGGCGCATGATGCATCCCCTAGCGAACAGGCTTGGATGTCGGTGGGTCAGGATGAGCCATCCGTTGTCGTGGACATTTCTGTCTACCCCGAAATACCAGCAGTAGAACCTGCGGTGCATTGTTTGTCCGTTTGGATGCAGGAGGAGGGCAATGTGTTTGCCTCCCGATGCGTCCTTCATAACAGCGCGAAACTCGTCTGTCTCATAGCAGATTGCATCCTTGTCGATCTCATCTCCCTCAAGCATGGGGAGGAGTTCGTTGAGCGCGTCAATGCTTGCGCTAACAGATGAGACAAGTTGCTGCATACGCTCGTATATCAAGTGCCGGAATGCGTCCTTCTTGATCTCCATGACCCAACCTTCCCCGGTGAGGGGGAAAAAGTGCGGCTGCCTTATTCAACATTCACCCATCGAATGACGGTGGCAAGAAGTTCGTCGTAGTTGCCCTTCGTTGCTTCCGCAAAGAAAGCGTCAATGTCGGTGCGGGGAACACCTCCACGGCGCATTTCACGCTGCACACGACCCAAGATGGCGAATGCGTTGCCGTCCTGTCCAACCAGTTCAACGGTGATGTCGGGATACTTCGGGTTCATGTTTCAGTCCTCCTCGGGAAATAGCGGTTCAGGCATTGCACACGGGTTGTCATCCAACTTGGCGACCTCGTTGGTGATGGCATCCTCAATGGTGTTGTTTGCCTCATTGTTCAGTTCATTCAGCCAAGAGAACAGGTCGATGCCGTAATCCTCAAGCAGACGACGAGCATTGTCAACAGAGTAAATGGGCTGCGAAACCATCAGGATGTGCGATCCGTCGATGCGCTTGGCAACGATGAGATCAAAGCCCCAAGACTGCCACTCCCATCCTGCGCTGTTGTCGCAGCATTGCGCTCCCCAGAACTCGTAGGAGCCGATGCCACCCTTGACCCATTCAACCTCAGCATCAACGGTGACATCAAGCGTCCACTCAGGAGCAGACTTGATCTTCATGTCCGTGATCGTGACCTTGACAGTTCGGTTCGTGTCGTTCATGCTCCAAAGCCTCCGGTGAAGGGGGAAAACGGGCGGCGGGAGTGTTTCATCCCGCCACCCTTCCGTCGTCTTTATTCAATACCAACCCCTGTTTGGTTCACGATCTCACCACCCTTGTAGGTGACTGATCCACGACCAATGCAACCCGGCTCGTAGAACGACAGGAGAATGTTTGCATCGGGGAACATCTCCGACAGCCGACACAGGACAGGTTCCGGCGGCGACCATGCCGTGTCGAACCCGTAGACGATGTAACCCTTCTTCTCAACGAAGTCTACATCAGCCACGCTCCACTTCGTACCCCAGTTGTTCACACGCCAATGCCACCAGTCAGGCATCACGCCTTCCTTCTTGGCAAGCGCATCAAGGAGTTGATCGCTCGTCATGGACTTGTTCACGCGACGAGGATCGTCACGGTCAAGAATCTCGTCAGGCTGCGGGACGATGTTGTGGAACGAGAACAAAGTCTCGCTGCCGACAAGTTCACCCTCCGACTTTGATTCAAAGTTGAACGGACGCGAATACTCAACGCCCTTCAAGGTCGCCTTGATCGCCTCAAGCGTTTCCTTCTTTGCGCGAATACGAACACGATTCATGCACCAGTTTGGCATAGTTGTCCTTTCTGCTCCAAAGCGGTGGGCGGTGGGGGAAAACGGGCGACTGGCTAGTTTACGCCAGTTTCGGTTCCCGAATCGGGGCAAAGTAGTCGAAGATTGGGGCAAACACTCCCAAACGCTTGCGCCGCATCAAAAAGCGATACAGAGCAAGAGTCACGGTGCAATCACGAACGCAGTATTCCATCAAGTCATTGGAATACCCATCAAATGCGTTGCTACGCTTGTTGAACAAGCCCTTGTGAACTCCAATGCGGTGTCCCCAAGCCTCCAACTTGTTCGTCTTACGGAGATTGTCAGGAACAGAGTCCTCACGATATCCGTTAGGGAACATTCCCTTCGCCATCTTCTGCGTACAGGTAATCGTGATGCCATCAGGAAACTTCGCCCCGATGTAAGCCTCCATTACCTGCACATCAAACTTGGCATAATGGGCAATCACTTCCTTTGCCTGCCCGAAAATCCAAAGGATACCATCATGCACTTGCTCGTTGTTGAAACGATACACCTTGTTTGTATCAACATCAATGACACACAGGCAATGTACGACATGGAGAGAACTGAAGTCTCCCTTGTGCCATGCGTCGAAGTTGATGTTGTTCGTTTCGCAATCAATGATGAATCGGCGGGTGCGGTGGGTCATGGCTCAACCTCGGGATCGGTGGGGGAAAACTGCTTGGCTGCCTTCTTTGCCCGTGCATGAAGTTGCATCAGGGGATCAGGAATCAATCCATCGAAAATCTGCTGCACGACACTCTTTACCTTGTCGATGTCCTTCGTCCATTCTTGAAACGACTGATTGACATACATTTCATTCGTGTGCCTGTCAGGTCGAATCACGGCATGAACCGTGAACATTGAAACGGTATCCCAATTCTCGTCACACGGGAACCAACGCAGCGTCACCCATTGTCGCGTTCCAGACCCGACTGGATTGAAGTAATCGACCTTGATCGACCAATGCGCTCCTCCACCGATATACGGAGCCATGATCTTGTAAGACCATCCGGGTGGGAGTTGTCCTTTGACAGCCCTTGCAGTCTTGCGCTTTGCGTACTCAAAGCGGCCATTCTTACCCTGCTCGGCAGTCCAATGGTAGGCGGTAGTCTGTTGCTTCATGCCACAACCTCCCCCTGCGAGGGGGAAAAAGGCGGCTGGTCAATCGTTGGCGAATGTCATGTCAGGCTCAATGTTGACATCAAGCATCGCAAGCAGCGCGTAGAAAGACTCGTCAACTGCGCTGAACAGGTACATCACATCCTCGCCCATTTCAAGATCATTGGGCAGCCCCCTGTCGATGTTCTCCTTCACGCCGTCCCATGCGTTGACGGCATCACGAACGGATGGAGTCGATCCGGTCAGGGACTCCATGATGAGGTCAAACTGGTGACGAATCGACTTCACCCAACGGGGGTTCTGCGTGTTCGTCATGGCAAGAGCGAGTCGAAGATTGGCGCAACCGACAAGGATGGTGGCGCACATTGCACGCTGATTCGTAGTGAGGTTCATTCTGCGTCCTTTGCAAAAGTGTCAAGAGATACCGTCAGCGGAGTCGAAGGGTCAAGATCCTCAAGGTCACGCAACTGCTTCTGAATGGAGGTGAGGACTAGAGCGGGATCATCCCAAGAGTCAAGCCACTTTCCATCCCACATCACGCGCTTTAGCGCATCGTATGCAATCTGACGGATGTCGCAGTAGACGGGACTGATCGCCTTGCAACCCGACAGGAGTGCGATGGTCAGTCCTGCGGCAGCGCGAATCTCGTCGTGATTGCTGCCCTCAAGTGCGGTCTTTATCTTCACCCAAGTTTCTTCATTGATGATCGTGCTAGACCAATCAAGAGCATGATCGTTGTCGAAAGCATCGTAACCCCATGCGCCCATTGTTGTTTCCTTTGTTTGGAGGGTGCGGTCAGGTGTGCACAAGTCAGCAACACGCCAACTCGCCTCGTCAGAGAACTCCTGCCGCACCCATGTGTTCCAAGCCATTCCGGTGAGGGGAAAAAGAGGCAGTTGCCTACTGCGACTTCTTCGCCACTTCGATCAGTTCCTCAATCGGATCAATGACCCCCTCTGCAACAAGAACCTTCTCAAGTTTCTTGAATCCGGTGGACTCGTAAGGGCTATTCACCCACCATTGATCGTCATTCTTGAACAGGTACAGATAGTCAGCACCAACACCCTTCGACCACTTCTTGAACTCCCGAATGTTGTCAAAGGTTTTCATCTCGCAACCATCATCGCCACGATCACGCCCGTAAGCATCGCACCAATCATTCGTTACGCCACGATTCTCAACACCGCCAAGATCAAACAGATCATGCTTCTCTCCGATCTTGCTGCGGAGAGATGATAGGTCGCCAAGCAACATGAGCGACCAAGCCCCATCGTGGCTATTGTAGTTCCGGTACAGGCAAAGACCGTTGTTGGAGGGATATCCGTCCCAATGGCAATAGATCGCGTTGATCTTGCCGTCTGTAAGACGAACCATTCCGATTGTGCTGCGTGTAGCCATGCCTCAACCTTGTCCCGCAAGGGGGAAAAAGAGGAACTGCCTAAACCCGTTCCCGCAGGAACCCTTCCTTCATCTTCTGCACATGGAGCAGTGCAAGAAGCGGATCTTGTGCGCCCGAAAGCGGATGCGTCAGGCGTTGCGTCCATTCGTATCGCATCCAATCATTGAATGCGTCCTCACTTACCTCGCACCAGCCAACTGAAAGGCAGATGAAGTAGCGAGTAACTGGAGGAAGTCCGCCATTACGCTTTGGGCAAACACTTACCGCATCGCCCACCGACATAGAGCGGGCTTGGAGCGGAGTGGTGTCTTGGCTGTTCATCAAGAAGAACACTTCGTCCAGACACTCCTCAGCGGTGTCGAACTCAAACGAAAAAGAGTGGTTTCCCTCACCCTCTCCGCTTCCCAGATGAGCGACGCATTCGTACTTCATTCTTCTTGCCTCCGGTTGTGATTGAAAAAGCAGGACTCGTCGTCGTCAGAAAAGCCGTCTTTGACGGGGGAAAAAGGTCGCTTACCCGCCTCGTCTTGGTGGACTTGGAGTAAAGGCTTCTCATTCCATCCCCATGAAACGCTCAATCTTCTTGAGCAAATCGCTCAAGGCTTCTCCCGACATATCCAAGTTTTCCGACAACTTCGTGAACACATCTTCATCGGAGAGAGCGATACGAGCCGCCTCAAGAGCAGCAATCAGTTCCGATTCGTTCAGGTTGATTTCCTTGAGAAGTTTGTCCATGATTCAAGTCTCCGGTGGCAGGGGGAAAAAGGGCAGGGAGGGGCTTGCGCCCCTCCCCGATTCCCTTACTTGAGCATCGCCATCGCAAGGTCATGCGCCTCGTTCGTCCGGTCGAAACCGTCAGAGAAGCGATTAGACCACAGGCGCATCATCGGATCATCCGATTCGCCACGAACGGTACGCTCGTGCTGCGCCCACTTGGTCACGCTGTTGAGAGCGAGCCACAGATTGGGCGACTGCGACTTGAGGATCTGACGCTCCATGTTGAGCGTGTCGCGCCAAATGTCACGGATGCGCTCCGTCTTGCGATTGGCGCGTTCGATCTTCTCAACCTTCGCATCGTACTGCTCCGCATTCTCACCGGGAGAGAGTCCCGGCACGGGAGCGAGAGGCATGACGGTGTTGTAGTACGCCTCAACCTCGGCATCGGTCAGAGACTTGGCGATCATCGCCTGCATCTCCTCGTCCGCCTTGTCGAACGCCGCACAAGCAACGCCAAGAATGCGCTTCGCTTCCGACAGGCGGCTGAACGCCGACTTCGTGTGCCGCACCTTGAGGCAACGGGGAGAAGTCTTTGCCTCACCGATCATCAGGTTGAGCGTGTTTGCACACACGATGCGGTGCATATGCGCTCCACCGATGAAGTGGCGACCGCCGACAGCGTTGTTGGACAGTCCGATGAAGGGCTTGTTCACATCATCGCCATGACGGAACTCCTTGCCCAACTCAAGGTCGATGAAGAAGTCCTGCCGCCCGTGAAGCGTACCCGCCGACACGATGCGACCCGTGCCGTGCTGAAGGACGATCTCCTCCGCAAGCGAGAGAACATCATCAATGCCGATCATCGTGTAGTTGTCGCCAACCACGCCGACAGCGTTGCCCTCGCTCGTCACAGCCTTGAAGCCGCTGACAGCGTTGCCATTGGCGAGGAGAATGTCCTCCATCTGCCAATCCCACGGGAACGCCTCGCGCACATCGGTCGCGCTGATCGTCTTGCGATCCTCGCCCAGCCCGTGCCAACCCTTGTCGCCCTCGATGAGGACACGATCCTTCAGCGCACCATGCGTCACAATGTTGTGTGCCATATCAGTCCTGCTTTCTAGTAGTGGACTTTGGAATCAGGCTTGCCGTTCAAGCCGTCTGCCCTAAACCCGCCGGGGGAGGGGGAAAAAGGGCAACTGGCTAGTCTAGCCCCTCTCGTCAAACTGTCAAGATGGATTGTTTCGATTTCTTTAACTTGGCTGCTGATCTGCGGATGAAGCCTTAGCAGCCTGAGTCAGTTGAATGATCGGGATGTCCGGGTGAACATCCGACTGCTCAGACTTCTTGAGGTTGTCCTCAGAGACATCGCCCCACGGCAGTTCCCAATGACGGGCGCAGATTGGACCGTAGCCCTTAGAGATGGAGCGACCATCGGTCAGAGTCAGACCGCAGAAGCAGCAGCAACCGCTCTTGCGTCCATACTCAGAGCCGACCTTCAGAGGGTCCTTTGCGAACACCTCAAGGAACTCAGACACGGAAGGCGCGAGATGGCGACCCGCAAACACTCCACCCGGAGTGATCTTACCGCTGTACGCACCACCATGCTTCACATACAGGCATCCTGCGTTCGGGTGAGGATCAGCACCACGCTTTGCAGGAGCGCAGGTGATGGTCAACTTATTGCCATCAAGAATGAAGTGAAGTCCCGGTCGCTTCAAGCCAAGAGACAGGGGGCGAGTAAACAGGTCAACAATCCCCTTGAATGGACCGACCTGCGGTGCCTGCTTCGGTGCCTGAGAGTCACGAACCATCTGCTCAGCACAAGCACGCTGCTTCGGGGTCCACTTGCCCCACTTGTTGTAGGAGGACAGAAGCGACTGTGCAAAGTTGCTTCCGTTGGCGGTCAGCACGGAGATGATGAGGGTGTCGTCCATGCCTCAAGAGTTTCCTTGGCGGGGGAAAAAGAACCTACCCAGTCAGGCAGACTCTTTGCCTTGCTGATTCCGATGAGCAACTTCATGTCATCACGAATGTCGCACATGTCGTAGAGTGCTTCAAGGCATTCAAACGCTCTCTCCATTTCGGTGGCTGAAAGCAGTGCTAGTTGAGTGCTGACATACGGTGCGGTGTTTGGGTCAGCCCAGTTGGAAAGACTCCATACACGACTGCCATCAGGATGAAGAAACAACTTGAGGTAGGGGTATCCCTTGTGGTCTTTTGTTGGACCAAGGTACTTTGTTGCAGTTGCCCAATGGTAGTCGTATCTCATTTCCGTATATGGCTTGAAGCCTTTGCGGAAAATGTGCTTTGGATGACGAGTACGCTTGATAGATAGCCTGAGTCGCCAGCCTGCGGGCAACTTCTTCCTCAAGATACGACTCGCCTTGGCACGAGCCTTCTTGTGCTCTGTGTTGTGGTATCCGTATCCCATGCCACAACCTCCCCCTGCAAGGGGGAAAAAGCATCAGGTGAAGTCTACGCCGGTCAGCCCGTGAGTCTCTGCTGCGAATGTAGTTGCACGCTTGTGCATTTCGGGATCAACCGAATGGACATAATCGGTGTATGTAAGAGAAAAGAACAGCATTGCAGCAAGTTCCTTGATCTCCTCGTTTTTTTCGGATTCGATCAGGTGCTTCAGTCTATTGCGAACTTCGTTATTCATCGCTGTAGTACCTACTGTCCATCGAATCGTGACGCATACTTGCGATATCGTTAATCACAGTTTCAATCGCAGACTCAATGATGCTGCTCATTCCATTTTCATCACCAAGCGGCACTCCATGCTCTGTAGCCAACTGCACAGAAGCATCGCGCACTACTTCGACTGCCTCAATCCAAGTGACGGTGAGTTCATACTTTCCTCCACCAATGAGCCAATCAAGATGCCTTTCGATTGGTTCCTTGAGATGAGCACTTGCGATCTTGTTGAGAATCTTTTCGCTGTCCATCTTGCTCCTCCGCAATCTCTATAAGTTCTTCAAGAGGGTCTTGCTTTAGAAAGCAGTCAAGGCACTTGATCTGATAAGTCGGACCATCTCCGATCAGCATAGTTCCACATTCTTCACATTCCAATGTGGCTTCAGACTCCGCTAACTGACCGTACAGTTCATTCCAAGCCCGCTTCTTTGCGTCCTGACGCTTCGACATGCTCAAAGCCTCTGCGGTGCGGGGGAAAAAGATTACCAATCGTGAATGTGAAGTTCAGAAACAAGCGGACCATCACGATCAAGGCGAACTCCCGCAAAGCGGTTTTGATGCGCCCACATAATGATCTCAATGACGCTCATACTGAATCCCCAATCAAGCACTTCAGTACGCTGCCTTGCAGTCAAGACTTCGCTTTGCAGAAGGGGGAGAATGACTCCTCCCTCGTAGTTGAAAGCGGTAATCGGATAGGTGATATTGCGCTGCGTAAACAACGCATTATCCTCAATGGTCATATGACCTGTGCTGATTACAGCAATCCGATCAATCTCAGGAGTCACGCGAACTTGACCTTCACTTCAAGAATGCGACCTTCAGGGCAACGCTTCACATACACGGGATATCGCCCATCTCCGTAAGCGGTGCGCGTTGCAAAAGCCATCTCAATCCCACCAAAGTTGCCACAGCCATCCTTCGACAGGGTAACTTCGCAAGCACCTGCGTAGTTGAGATCAGGCTTGTCCTTGAACTCGCTCTCAAAGTCCTTCCTGATATAGCACGGGTCAATCAGCATGATCTGACCGCTATCAACACCGATGTATCCGACCTTTTCAAATCGTGGCATGTTATTTCTCGTCTGTCAAAGATTGGGTGAAGTTGTCAAGCAAGCGCTGAACTGCATGATGAAGCGACTTCTTGAACACATCGTCTGACTCTTTGGTGCGAATCATCATCATTGAATGATGCACAGCCTTGAGTTCTTGAGCAGTCAGGAGGTCGCCAAAAGACTTCATGGAAGCCCTGCTGATGACATCAGAAAGAGCCATGATTGCAGCAACAGCCTTTGCTTCACGCTCTCTCTGATCGGGGAACTCTCCGGTGGCAAGTGAATGCCACTCCATGAAAGATTCCTTTGCGAAATCAAGAGACTTTTGGATGGTCGCTGGTTCTTTCATGCTACAACCTCAAGAGAGGCGGGGGAAAAAGAGAAGATCAAGCCTCCTCCTCATCATCATCGTAATCGTTCTCATTTTCCTCGTAATCGTGAAGATTGATCGACCACTTTGCAAGGTCAAGTTTCATGTTTTGGGAATAAGTATTCCCATCTCCTGCGCCGGAATCATCAAGGAATGCGTACAGGATGTCTTGGGGTTCGACTCCCGTTTCTTCCTTTACCCAATCAAAGATTTCAACGCAGAATGCTTCTGATTCTGTCCACTTCTTGTTGTCAAGTCGCTTCTGATCCGACTTGGAGAGAGCGCCATCGTGGAACTCAATACGGGGAGCCCGCTCGTCATAGGAAGTCTCGTCCCAACCGCCGCTGTATTGGAAGTCGATGGACTCAACTCCAATAGACATCAGGGCAAGAACAGCAACCGGGACTGTGCGATTGTCACGACGATACCAACTGCCTTCGGTTTCCGGCTTCGCCAACTTGTTCAGCGTAGAGATCACCTTGCGGCGCTCCGCATCAGGGACAAGTCCTTCGGGCAGGAACTTGTAAGCATCCGGGCAAGACGAGAGGATTTGCGTGACAAACACTTCGTCACCAACCTTCGGATCAATGGTCACATCTTCAATGCAAGACTGAACAAGATTGGCAATCGTCTTGCGAGTCTGTGCCTTCTTGAAGTGAGCCGCCCAATCAAAGTTCGTGACGGGTGCGGTATTGGTCTTGGTCTTGTTGTTCTTCTTTGCCATGACGGAAACTCGCTCTCGGTGGGGGAAAAAGAGACTACTCGCTGCGACTCAACTTTCCCATCAGGTAAGATGACTTTATCTGCTTGTTATCTTGCAGAGTCTTTGTAAGCAGAAAGTAGACGCTTGGGTATTGTGCAACTAGTTCAGCCAACTTGTCTTGCTCATTGAGGGGAACATGTCTTTCGTTCTCCCCCTTTTGGTTTATCTGAACAATCTTGTCTTTTTTACCTAGAAAGAGCATACCATCCGCTACTATGAACGATTTGGTATAATACTTTTTCATTTGAATGAGACTGATGGGACTTGAACCCATGACCAATCGGTTAAAAGCCGATTGCTCTACCAACTGAGCTACAGTCTCGTTATCTTATTGATATCCCTTGCGAAACTCATTCGATACGGGATATCAACTTTTCAGTCAAGTTTCCGCAGAAACTTCTTGTCCAATAACTGAACTGTTAGCGGGTTCGCAAGGGGTCTGATCTGACTCTAACTCCTTGCTCAAAGCCTTTGCCCCCTTGACCATCCAAGACCGGAGGGGAAGTTCCTTCAGCCAATCCTGAAGCGTGGGGATCATACCCATGTCCTCAAGAATGTGCTGCTCACCAAGCATACGGGTCGGCACAGGCTTTCCATCGGACTTGCGGAGGATCACCTCGCCAAACACTTGCTGCGCGAGATAGATGCCGAAAGACGAGTGGAGAACTGCACGGTGACGAGCATCGGGAAGATGAGCCTTCGTCTGATCGAACCACTCATGGAGGGCGATGTAGTCCTCGGGCTGACCTCCGAACTTGCGAGCAGAACTCTTGGCGTGATAGAAGGGGTGGCTCATGCCTCAAAGCCTCGGTGGGAGGGGGAAAAAGTGAGGAAGTTCGTTTCAGCCCGACAAACGATAGAGATGCTTGTACGAGCGCAGTTCACGATTGCGACGAACCATGCCGTCAATATGAAGGAAAGCATGAGCGCCAAGTGCAGCAATGCGCTTTGAGAACTCTACATCCTTACGCAGTCGCGTAGATGCACAGGCAAGATTGCGGGGAGAAATCTTGCACATCTCAAACACAATGTCCTCGTTGTCTGCCCATTCAGGGAATGCAGACAGAACCATGTCGGTCCTACTCCACGCCTCGTTAGATATGGGAATAACAACCCCCTTGTTCGTCAGAACAAAGTTACTGTCAAACTGCTTCACTCCATCAGAGAACACAGGAGATTGTCCCTGACTGTCTTTATCCCAGTTGTATCGCTGAGGGGCATACGAGAAGATCGAATAGTCACTCAGGAGAAAGGACTGATGACCTGTATTGAAGTTGTCCTCTGCCGCAATCGCGTTATGCACAGGACTATTTGGCTCATTATGAACAGCCTCTACGATTCGGCTGATTCCCCTGTATTGGTTGCCCTTGTCGTAAAAGGCGACATGAACACCCTTCACATCACGGTAGATCAGATTGCCTTCGCTGAAAGAAGCCCACATGCAACCGTTCACGGTGCTAGTGACCCACTTCGGTGCTTTCTTGTTATCGCCACGAAACTCATGGTTCTTGTCATGGAACCACAGCATATTCCCTGATGCATCCATCATGTAGCCACCACTTGAGTCGTATGAAGCAGAGGCGATGGGAGCAAACTTCTTGGCGTTTTCTTCAAGCACCATGAACTCAGCGCTTGGGTCCTTGCGGAAGTTGAAGATCAGATTTTCTCCGTTCGTCTGCACAAATACGACAGTCCCCCACTTCGCGCAAATGATGTCCTTGAAGGTGCGATCAAACGGCAGAGACTCCCACACCTTCTTGCCGAAAGTACCCCAAGCGTACAGGCGACCAGTAGTGTCAATGGCGAAAGTCATCCCCCAAATGGTGATGCATCGAACAATGTGACCAAAGTTTTCCGGTGGTCCGTGAAAGTTCTTGTTCCCCACGCTGCTGACATTTACTCCATTCGGAGTGATCTTGCAGCACGAATGAGTGCCCCTAGAGTAGAAACCGAAAGCACCATCACGACCCGCCTCGCCAATCATGCGGACAGAGCCATCACTCAAGGTGAAAGCAGCGCAGTTATAACCGCTAAAGAAAGATGTGACCGTGATGCTCATGCAACAAACCTACCGCTAAAGGGGGAAAAAGACGAGTCACTTATGGAAGACTTTGTGCTTTTGTGTAATCAGGCTATCAAGCGAATAAGCCATCTTGCCAGTTTGTGCGATGTTGATACATCCTTCAAAGGCGCGAGTCACAACCATGTCTCCTCCGCAAACAATCTTCATCTTGAGAATGTCGCAAGTGATATGGAGAGCCTTGGTCCCTTCAATAGAAGAAGAACTGATGAGCCAATCTGGAATATCCCAGTTGTCATCAATGTCAAGTTCCTTGCCTTTCTCGTCTAGAAATGTCAGATAAAGACAATCCCCGTCGTAGTCTCCGGTATGACCGTGAATCACGCGAACTCCAGCAGCAAGTAGAATGGCAAGAGGTTGCCATCCAACAAGTTCACACCCTTCTAGGGCGACAAGGCAGAAATGAACGCCGTCAGTATTGTGCGGGTAAGTACCCGCAACACGCTGTAGCGTCATCAGCCTGTCAGCCTCGTCCTTGATCCACTCCCAATAGAGAGAAGGAATGCAACAAATCGCATTCAGATCACTCCTAACAAGAGCAAGAGCAAAATCGGTAGGAGAAGAAGTGACATGAGACTTCTTCAAGCCAAACAGTTTGCTAATAACATTGCGAATCTCTGGCTTGTTGAAATCAGCCTTCCATTCATCACGCTCCTTCATAAAAGAGCGCAGTTCCTTGATGATGTCCTGATTGGAAAACTTCCTCTGAGCCATGCCGGAAACCCATGCCTAAAGGGGGAAAAAGTGGGACTGGTGGGACTTGAACCCACAAGACTTTTGAGGTCGGCAGATTTTAAGTCTGCTGCGTATGCCGATTCCGCCACAGTCCCGATGGCTTCGGAGGGAGTTGAACCCTCACGCCTTTTGAGGGCGGCGGATTTTGAATCCGCTGCGTCTGCCAGTTCCGCCACAAAGCCGTATCACTTTATCGGTTCAGAACCGATCTAGGGCGTAGAAATAAACCGACCACACCCATTTTGGCTGCATCCAAAGTGGAGTATTGCTGATCCACCAATCCATGATTGGCTCAACCCGGTTGTACCAACCACGATCAAACATTGGCAGTCACCTCGTTCTTGCAGAGTGGACAAACAGGAGATGATGCTGCAAAGCGGAACTTGCAAGGCTCACACTCGTAATCGGAATCCTCGCCGCCATCTTCAGCAATCGTACTGACTGCGGCAGTCACCGTGGGCTTTGCCTTCGCAACCTTTGCCTCACGAATCTCGTAGATCATGCCGTCCTTACGGGGGCATTCACGATGATCGTAGCCATTGATGACGAGTTCCTTGTTCTTCGTATTGTCGCCAACAAGAACAAGGTGCTTATCCGAATCGTTGTCGATCACACGGATGGCGTACCCGTTGTTCCCACCATCAACACCTTCAATGCGCCAACCATCGGGAATACGAATGTTTCCGAAATGATCTCCAACGAGATTGATCTCACGGCAAGCAACAACATAGCCGTAATACTTATTCCCGCAGAAAACATCGGTCACATCACCCGCAATCTCGGTCATCACCTTCATGCCGTGGTGATTGCGCGTGAGAACAAAAGCCTTCTGATCGGTCGTGTGAATGATGGCAACGGTCGTGGTGTTCATCGTATCGCCGCAACGCACCTTGACCGCTTGTGCAGTCAGACCATTGACCGTGTACATGCTTGCTCCGACCACGGTCACGCTGCCGTTGCCCATGTCAATCACAATGGTTCCATCATCAGAGATGTCAAAGTCTCCAATCGCAGAATCAAAGGTGAACACACCTTCGTCCTTTGAGGTCTTTGAATACACCGTAGAGGGAAGAACGCTGTACTGACGCTGATCGCCAAAGACGGCGATGCGATACTTGCCATCGGAGCAGTCAAGCGTAGCGGCGGTGTAGTTGCGAGAGCAGCGCACAGTCTTGAACTGTCCACGACTGTTCAGCGTTCCGCTGTTCAACTTGCCGCCAAGCGCGTTTCCGATGGTCACAATGCGACCACTCGTATCAACGGCAGCGGAGTGAGAGAAGCCACAGGCAACGCTCTGATACTCGCCCTTCGGGAAGTCCAACTTGTTCTTGGCAGAACTACCCCAACCAAGAATGGAACTACCAATAAGAGCAGCGGAGTGAGAGTTGCTGACGCTTGCGATGCGAACGGAAAGATTGTCGTAGATGCGTGCTGGCATGGTCTAAACTCAGGCGGTTGGGGGGAAAAAGAGGTTTCGATATTTGAGAAGGGCAAGTTCCTTCTGCTTTGCCTCAATCATCACATCATATTGTCTGACTGAACAAAGTTCAGGAATCTCATTCACAATGAAGTCAGCATGTGCTTGTGGACGGCTGCCCTCTCTTGGTTCACTATAGTGAACTTTTGGAGTTTTTTCACCCCAAGTTGAAAGAGCAATGTCAGCAGCAACTTTCAGATCATCACCACCTGAGTTGAGAGAGTGATGATGAATGTCAAGAACAAGTGGAATGCCTGTCTTTTCGTGAACAGGAAGCAGATCGCGCATTGTCCACATGCCCTCTTTGTCATCGTTCTCAAGGGTCATTCTGCGCCTGACTCCTTCAGAAAGTCGTGAGAAGTTGTGGACAAAACGCTCCGCACATGCTTCCTTGCCGTCATAGACGCCACCCATATGGATGTTGATTGGGAAGTCATCCATCCCAAGCAGATCGCCCACAAGCGAGTGCATCTCCATGCACAGCAATGACTTGTCAACAACAGACTCGTCAGGAGATGCAAGACATGTGTAAGGTCCCGGGTGCATCGACAGTCGAATGCTGTTCTTACGAGCAAGTTCCCCAACTCCTGCCAACACACCCTTGATGGTGTGTGCGGTGGCAAGATCGTCAATCCCGTACTTCAGTTCCGGGTGATCCATGAAAGGAAACATTCCCGAACCAATGCGGAAGAAGTGAATGCCGTTCTCGACATTCCACCACATGATCTTCAGAAGATCGCGTGAGTTGGAAAGTGCGAGTTCATTGACCCTGCGGATGCTGAAACCATCCATCCGCAGCGTTCTGTCCGTAAAGACACGCTTGGAGGCGGGCTTCGTAGCCCCAAGAGTCATGTTCTGACAGGCATAACCGAGGTGTCGGATGGGCATGGTCGTCCTTGCTGCCACAACCTGTTCCCCCTAAGGGGAAAAAGTAAAAGGGTGAGGGGGAGGGCGAACCCTCAACCCCTCACCCTTCCGGGGGCTTATTGATTTTGAGGTCTAATCCAAACTCAGGATACGGCATGCCCTGAGCATCAAATGAGTCGTAGTACTGGTTTAATGAAGCACCACCGCCAAAAGCAGGAGTCGCATTCTTGCCAGTCACCAAGTTATAGAGTCCGACTCGCACCATCGGATTCAGGATTGGCTGCGGCAAAGAAGGACTATTATCGGGCTGATTGATGATCCTTCTGGTCTGTCTTGATTTGCTGTATAGCGGATTGCGCTCCATATCTACTAGTATACAGCAGCCATCATGCTCTAGTACGAAAAGTTCTCATTTTTCCGCAGAAAGTTTGCCATCGTAGATTAAAAAAGATAGCCCCGATCTCCGACAATCGGGGCTACCCCATCCCTCCCACTTGGTCTTTTTTCAAGCAGAAACTTGTCCGATAATGTCAGTCAAGTTCTGAATGATGATCTGAGCCTCAACATCGCCAGACTCAGCGCGTTTCTTGATGGCACGAATCGCCCAAGTAGCACTCTTGATAAGCCCTTGAGTTTTGACTTCTTCCAAGCCACGAGGACACGCCCAACCGTGGTCGTTCACAGAACGAGAGTATACACCTGGCTTGAACTCAACAGCACCCACAGAGTCCTCACAAACACGAACATACTGTCCTGCACTTTCGCCATTCAACACAGCGAGTCTGTCAAGACCACACTTGGAGTTGCTTGGGCGACGAGACATCAGTTCGTGCCTTTCTGTTTAGGAGTGCAAATGCGGCGCTCAACCTCAGCCAGTTCACGGCGCAGTGCATCCATCTCAGTCTGCGTGTTGTCTTCTCCTGCGTGAATGCTGCTGTACATATCACGGCGCTCACGCTCCATGTCCACTCTCACTTCGTCAAAGCGACGAGTAAAGTGTGCGGAACTAGAGATAGCGCCAGCGATGATAAAGAACTGGGAGCCAAGCAAAAAGTACATTGAATAGACATTGCCGCTCATCGTTGCGGCAGCGCCAAAAAGCATTCCTGCGCCAATGCTAAACAGAATCAAAGAAGTCTTGTTATTTTCGCACATTTTCTTTCCTTCGTAGGTTTCCTCATGCAGCCTCAGAGACATTTTCCAAGGTAGTAGTTTGATGCTTTTACGCATAATGGGAGATGTGGGGTTCGAACCCACGACCAAGCGCAATCTCATCTTTAAAATCAAACAAGTAAACATTTTCCTAATGGGACTTACAGGATTCGAACCTGTGACCAGACGATTCAAGTTTGTGTAACTTTCGCTACTCCTTGGACTATATCATCACCTTAGTTTTGTCACCTTAGGTGTCGGACGCTAATCTGGTGATTAAGAGGACTGAACCTCTCCAGTAGTCTCTGCACCTTTCACCGATGTATCGGTGACTTGGCTCAGGATTGCCTTATGGATTTCGTATCGCTTCATCCATTTGCGAACAGCATTATCGCTAACACCGTACTTTTTGCCTATGGACAATATCGACTTTGAACTTAAATCTTCAAGCAACTCATCTTTCGATGGACGCGTCACTTTTCGGCAAAACAAATCACTACACTCTTTTGAGCAGCAGTTCTTTTGCTTACCTTGAAGAGTCTTGTTGCAGATATTGCAATACTCCGCTTTTTTCCACTTAGGTTTCCCTGATTTCATCCGATTCAATCCGTCAACTTTCGATGACGGCGCACCACATGAAAGCCAGTTCTCTAACTTTGAATGTTCTCCTCTTGTGATAACAAGAAGATTGCAGGATCTATTATTTGTCCGATCACCGTCTAAGTGATGAACAACCTCATCTACCTGTAACGGTCTTCCTAGGCAAGTTTCTGCTACGGCTATGTGTTCATATACATACCCGTCCCAGTTTTCTGTTTTCATTGCCTTTGGATGATCTGGCAAGTAGATAATCCTGTACCCATTCAAATCTCTTACTGACTTTCTGTTACCCATAATGAACCTCCATGATAAAGCACGGTAGTTATTATCGTACTTTATCATTTGAACCTTCATTGAGGGTTCAGATGAGTCGTCAGCTCTAGGCCGCTGAGCTAAAGTCCCAGTTAAAAATGGGAAATGTTTACCTATTCGATTGTCAAAGAATGAGAGAGTCGCCTGCTCTTGACCGCTGAGCTAATCTCCCACCTACTAATATCCACTCAGAAAGAAAGTGATACGAAATCTCAACCAATCCATACTTCTTCTGGCTTGGTTTTTTCACTCACGATTTTCTTTGGTCCGTACATGACACGACTTTTGTTCTGACGAAAGATCGCGTTTTTGTTTGCATGAATAGTTGCGGATACCCCGTGATCGTATCCAGTCTTGTGCCCATCTTTTGACCCCTGTGCGTAGCCGAACTTCCAGCCAAAGTAAACTGAAGCAACTGAACACGCCACCATTCCCATCCCGTAGAGCAAATCCATTTTTATCCTTTCTGCTGATACTGTTAGAAAAGCCCCCGCTCAGGATTAACTGAGCGAGGGCGTTGCTGAATGGAGCCGAGGGGAGTCGAACCCCTGTGTTGACGAAACTGCTATCGAACCTTCTCCACGCTAGGTACGAGTCCGTCCATCAGAAGAGTCCTCGTACCATGAGTCCTCTGATAGCCTTAGAGTTCATAATATAGTTTTCAGCGCCTTGTACGCTAAGGCTTCGCAGTACGCTGATTGGCACTCTTAACGAGACTTTAGGGGCAAGCGCCACACCGTCTAAAGTCTTTGCTGCTTAAGCAGCGACAGCCATCAACGATTCGTTGGCGGTTGTTGTTTTGATCGGCTTTTTACGAGTTGCCCATCAGCCTCGTCGTGCAGTATCGAATAACCCTTTCGCAATCGAAACCATTTCAGCCCCTTCATACAGACCCATATTTCAATGGGCTTGTAAAAAGTCCTTTAGTCACGATCTGTTTTCCGCATTGCCTTCTGAGCAATGTTCTGCTCAAGACGGCTAGCAAAAGTAAGCAGATCGCCATTTTGTCCTTCAAGAATCATGTTGCCGTTGTCATCAGAGCAGCAATCACGGATCATGCCGATGATCTCTTCTGCAAGAGCATCATTCATGCCCACAAGCACTCCCTGCGTAACAGGACTAGGAGGAAAGACCCAACCATGAAGGCGCTGACGAGGAGATGCGCTTTCGTCAGTCAGGCGAATAGAAGAACTACGAACAGAGATATGACTCATGTTGAACTCCTTTTGTAAAAGGTAACTGAAGAATAGAAAAGTGACATGTATATTATAGCATCGCTCTCTGCGTTGTCAAGCATTCCCGGTTGGGTTCGAACCAACGACCTGCCGCTTAGAAGGCGGCTGCTCTATCCAACTGAGCTACGGGAACAGTTTTGCGTTTTGCGCAGTCAGGACAAATCCTAGTTTTTTCATCCTGCTTGCCCGGATACCAACCGTAAGAAGCGCCACCGGTCACATCTCGTCCACACACAGTCGTGGAAGGACTAGAAAGAAAATGTGCAAGCAGCCCATTCTTGGTGTCCCAAGCGAGTCCGTTGCCAATGGTTTGAGTGGCTTGATTGATTCTTGGTTCAGGCATCCCATTGGCTAATATCCGGCTATTAGCAATCGTGATACGAAAACACAACGGTGAGCCGCTTTTTTAGGGCGACTCACCGTTGGAACTTTTTTCAATCAGACTCAGGCGGTCTGAGCGACTTCAGCCGTCTGCTCCTGAGCGGCATTGCCGCCCGACCAAGCATACGAGCCACGCTCCGGGCGGCTAGCGAGTCCATCGTTCACCATGCGGCTCAACTCCTGAGCCACCTGAGTGCTGAGGGACTTGCTCGTAAAGCCCTGACCCTTCAGGATTTCGGCAATGGCAGCAGCCTTCACCGGACCCGTGGAGTTGCGGAGAGTGTTGCTCACCGCATCACGCATGGTCATCCCATTGGGGTTCTTCGCCTTACGACCACGGCGAGAGGCGGTTGCGCCACCCTTCACCGACTTGCGCTTGACTCCCGACCCCTTCGGGCGACCGGGACCACGCTTCGCCTTCGGGCGACCGGGACCCTTTGCCTTCTTCGGGCGACCGGGACCACGCTTCGTCTTGGGACGACCGGGACCCTTTGCCTTCTTCGGGCGACCGGGACCACGCTTCGTCTTGGGACGACCGGGACCCTTGTTCTTCGACCCCTTCGGGCGACCGGGACCACGCTTCGTTTCACCGCCGCCACCGTTCTCGCCCTCGTTGGGCGCGATGCCCAACTGCTGCTCAAACTGCGTGAGGCTGTTCAACTGCGCCACCAACTCCACATGCGCCGACTGAACCGCAGCGACCAAATCGTTGCGACTCACCTTCAACTGACGGCTGATGATGTCTGCCGAGTTGAAAGGAATGACGGCATTCTTGTTGCTCTTCATTTTGAAGATGCTCCTTTGAAAACCTGCCGACTGAATAGAATCAGATTGATCCTCGGCAGTATTGGGATCAATATGACCAAATCATAGAACGCTTCTTATTTGTGTCAAGTGATGTTAGTAACAAATGTAAGAAGATTCTTGATTTTTCTTATGTTGCCCTGACCCCCTAAATCTAAAGACAGAGGGGGAAAAAGAGCCGTAGGACGGGGGAGGGGCTTTTCAGCCCCAACCCCCAATCCTTTTATTGGTCACTTCTTCCGGCGAACGGGCTTGCGCTTCACGGTATCAGCCTCGTTGGGAGAACCACCCGCAACATGCTGCATAGCAGACACCGGGGAGGCAGAGGCAGGAGCCTCCCACACAGCCATGTTGTCCGCACCCACAGCCCCAACGCGAGAAGTGAGGATGTCAATGGTGAGGTCGCTCACGCTGAAGTCTCCCGCCTTGACAGCGTTCTCGTCAACGGCGGCGTACATGCGGTCGTAAAAGCCCTGACCGAACAGTTCAGCGAGAACGGAATCGAAAGTCTCGCTGTCGATCTGCTTCAGGTCACGGTTCTCCTTGTGAACCATCCACAGGCGATCCATCTCGCCCATGACGAGCGCCTTGTTGATCTCAACGCCCTTGCGAGTGAGATTGACGATTGCCTGAGCGAACAACTTGAAGCGATCAAGACGCTTCTTCATCGTCCCGTTATGATCCACCTTGATCGTGCCGTGAACACGAACGCAAGCATCAACGGTGTAGTTGTTGCCACGCGACTTGTCCACAAGGATCGTGTCAGCCGTGGCGTTGCCCTTCATCGTCTTGCACGAACCGCTCTTAGAGAGCGAGGTGCGAATCAGGGCATGGCTCTGCGTGTTGGTGATTGCGACCGAAGCGTTGCTAGTAATGGCGTTAGCCATCGTTTCTCCTTGCCGCCTATACAAGTCATGTGACTTGGTTTGCGGCTCTCAAGTGCTACTGTCAACCGGAACATCCGGCTGACTCTCCAAACTCCCCCGTGGAGGGGGAAAAAGAGGGTGAGAGGCTTTCACCACTCACCCCCATGTTACCCGACATTGACCTGAATGTGCTCACCATACGGAGGCTTTTGGTTCGTAGTGGTCAGCCACAGAACATCCACTTCAGGCTGATCTCCGAACTCTCCGTAGCCATCGGTGAGGTACACCATGATGTCCACGGGAACCTTCTCGTCCTTGATGTGCTCAAAGACAGGGCGAAAGTCCGTACCGCCGCCGCCCTTGAAGGCAGTCGGGCAAGACTCCTCCGGGGTGAGCCAACGCCCTGCGTGAACATCTGCATCGCATTCCACAAGGTAAAGAGGGCAGTTGAACTGTCTGCGAATCTCGTCAATCTCAGCGATTGCGGCAGACATCTCATCTTCACCCATCGAACCGGAGGTGTCCACGGCAAAGCCGATCTTCGGAGCGTCATGTCCGTACATGGACGGAAGGTAAAGCCCCTGATGGACAAACCGCCGATTGGGAGGCATGAAGGTGTAGTGGTCGCGCATGATGCGAGTCACGCCAAAGCGGAGGTACTGCTTCAGGGCTTCACGCCAATCAACACGGCTCTCCAACTTGCGAGACACTTCACGGTCAAGAGACTCAGGCATCTCGCCCTGCATCTTGGCACGGGCATGAGACAAGGCGATTGCCTGATCCCATCCCTGCTCACTCTGCTTCTTCTCTGCACGGCGATCACGAACCACGATGCCATTGCCATCGCCTTCCTCGTCGCCCTGACCGTTGTAGTCCAAGTCGCCCGACATCGTGTAGACCTTCACGACTTTGGCGTTCTTGATGACATCCTCGTAAATCTCCTCCGCAGACATTCCGGCGTACTTCTTGTCAAGGAGCACACCCTTCGGGAGATACTTGGAGTCGCCAAAGTTGTCGTTCAGGAGCAGATTGATGGCGTAGTCAATCGCAACATTCCACAGGAACGGATCACGGCTCTGACGGCGATCAATGTGACTGAACGCAGCGTGACCGATCTCATGGGCAAGGACGAACAACGCCTGATCCTCGCTCAAGTCCTTGAAGAACTTTGCTCCGAAACGGATGTTGCCGTATCGGTCAACGCAAGCCGTTGAGACTGCGCTATCGGACACGATGGAAACCTTGCAGTTCTCCGCAAGCAGTCCCCAAAAGGGAAAGAAGCGGTACATGCGAAACACGATTCCCTTCATGCGCTCACGGAGTTCGTTCAGTTCAGACGGAGTAAGTCCGACATCCTGAGCGTTGTCCGTAGCGGGAGCAGGGACGGTTGCGGTCGTAGAGGTTGTGTTCTTCTTCTTTGCCATGTTCCAACTCCACCGGGGGAGGGGGAAAAAGTTGGAGAAGGGGAGAGCGGCGAACCGCCCTCCCCGACTCCTGCGGGGGGATTACTTCTTGATCCCGTACTTCGTCAGCAACTTCTCATGGGTGAGCACCCACTTGTGAGCCGCCTTGCTCTCACACACAGCCGTCTTGACATGAGGATCGGAGGTGAGAGTACGGACAAAGAAAAGACACGCGATCTCCGGGGACAGAGCCGACACAATCTCGCAGCAGCGATCCGCATTCGTGCCAACAAACTTCTTGTCACCACGCGAAAGGCGCGAGGCAAGAGCCATCGACACGGCGTAGGAAATGCTGATCTTCTTCGGGTTCTCCTTGAACTCAGCCTTCTTCGCAATGAGAGCGTCGATGTCGGGCATGTCCCGAATCTCAGTACGGTACGCATTGAACTCCGCAGCAGCACCCTTGCCGACAAGAGGCTCCATGTCCTCCTGCTCGTCAAGACCCGCTTGCAGGAACTTCGACACACGCTCCCACGAACGAGGGGACGCAAAGTTCGCGTACTCGTCCTTCGGATCGGTCGTGAGCAGACCGGGACGGAAGTTCAGGAAGCCGATGACATGATCGTGAACTCCCGTGCTCATCGCCCAAGCAGACCACGCCTCAACGGAGGGTTCGTACTCAACCACGGCAAAGCGGTTACGCAGCGGAGCCGACAGCGGGTTGACATGCGCCTTGTGGGAAGCCTTGTTTCCCGCAGCCACGATGTACCAACCGTCACCCAACTTATGCGGACCACACTTGCGGTCAAGGATGATCTGAAGCGCAGCGTTCTGCACGGCAGCAGGGGCGGTGTTCAACTCATCAAAGAAGATGATGCCCTTGCCTTCAGCCGGGATGAACTCAGGACGCGCCCACTCAACGACAGCCTCGCCATCGGCGTTCTTGTCAACCGTAGGCAGACCACGCAGGTCAACGGGATCAAGCATCGACAGGCGAACATCAATGACCGTATCGCCGTCAGCAGCCTGATGAACCATCTGCGACTTACCAACACCGGGCGCACCAAAGATGAAGGTGGGAACACCCGTCTTACGGTTGCGCTTGATCTTTTCAACGAGATTCATTTGTTATTTCTCCGAACTGTAGTAAACGATGATGGTTCTCCCCGCTGGAGTTCCAACGCCCCAAACTTCCCCGGCGAGGGGGAAAAAGAGGAATGCGGTAGGGGAGGATCGAACTCCCATGTCAGGTTTGGAAAACCTGCGTAATAGCCATTATACGACAACCGCTTTGTTTTGTAATCAATCAGGCTCAATCGTGACAGTCAGAGCCTTTGACTGCAACTGATCTCTCAGAAGTTCAGCGTGCTCCTTGTGAGTGACAGAAACGATAGACAAGCCTTCTTTATCGACCTCAACAGTCTTGACATAGGCAGTCTGCTTGTCCATTTTCACGATTTCCATGAAAGTCCCAATGACATGGTTATAGGTATTGATGTCATCGTTATGAACAATCACCTTCCACATCGGAAGGGGCTTAAATGTGGGCTTGTTGTTTACCAAACTTGTTTCGTTGTTCATGCTTAATCCTCCGTTTGAGTAATGTCACCGACAGGCTCAATGCCTTTTTCTGTGTGCTTGAAAGAACCTTGGATGCCTGACATTCCCCATCTGTTTTTCGTACAACGGATGGCGAATCCTCCTGTTTCACGGTCACGAACTGCCGTAAATACCGAGTCAACAAGATGTTCCAACACCCTGCTTCCTGCGACCTGTTCCTTTTTATTCAACTGACCAACTAGTACGACATGAATGTTGCTTTCAACCGCAGCAGATTTATACGCAGCGATGCATCTTTCCATTCCTGTTTTGTTCTTTGCTTCTTCAAGCATTTGGATGGAATCAACCACCACAAGGTCAGGAACTTCTTTTTCAACCACCTTCAACTGCTCTTTGAGAGAGCGAATGTCGCCACACCTAAACCGTGCGCCCGACTTGATTTGCGTCTTTGAAACAGTCTTGAACTGTTCAAGTGCAAACTCGTTCTGCCAATAAAGTGCCTTGAGTGCGGGACGGTAATCCGGTGCGGTAATCTTTCCGCAAACTGCAATCATTGCGCGAGTCTTGCCCACACCGGGACTTCCTGCAATCAGACTGATCTGACCACGGGGAAAGCCTTTTGACTTCCCATCTTCAGAGAATCCCCAAAGCATGTCAATGTGGTCGATGCCACATGCAAAGCGGACCAACTTCTTGTCCGCAATCTTGTCAAGGGATGTAACGGTTCCGCCACCAATAAGTGCGCCCACTTCGACATTCTCTTTCTGATCTGCACGGTATCGTGAACGGCAGACACGAATGTGATTAATAAGAGACTGCTGATCTTTGGAAAGTTCCGGGTGAGCAGTCGTGATCGCACCCAAAATCTGAGATTCACTCCAGCCGAGCATTTGGACCATGAACTCAACCTCACGGTTGAGGCTCAGGTGTCCAAGCACTCCTTCAACTGAAATAGAAGTTCGTGGCATAAAAAGTTCCCAACTGTTGATTATAGCCGATGTATGCTATCGTGCAAGACTATTCTTGCGGTTTTCCGATAGATTACACTTTTGTCACACCGTGTCTCCACTCAACTGATACATGCGCTTGAGGGTACGCATCTCTCCTGACACCTTTGCGGTGCTGTAAAGCAGGTTGAACAAAGGCGGAACAAGGCGGCAGCAGCGAATGACAAACTCCTTGTCACCTTGATCCCACTTGGTGTTCAGGTAGATAGTCATCCACCCTGCATCACGGCGGCGGGTCTTTTTGCCGCCAACGCTCTGACTTTCCAAATCATCGGCAATGCGCTTCATGTTGACCGAATCTTTGCGACACACCACGCACAGGTGCATGAAAAGTTCGCTGTAAGTATCCTCGTCCTTGTAGTGATTGGAAGTGTCTTTCTCCACCCAAAAACGATGGAGCATCGCAGGACTATCGTTGTCGTAGATGTGCATGAAGCCAATGACTGTCTTGGCAATATTCATGGCTATGGGTGCAGAAGTGGAGCCACGAAAAACATGAGAAAAAAGGCGACCGATCAGTTCAGGACGGCTTGCAAAAGCCTTGCCCACAAGGGCAGGATGAGTCTCAAAGAGGCTCAACCATTGCTCTACCTTGACCGCTGACCACACCGATGATTCGATGACTCCGTTTTGACCCCCACGATCACAGCCAAGACTAGAAGCATTGTCCAAGACAAAAGACAGAACATCCGGGTTTGTAAAAACAGACGGGCTGATGTCTTTGGTGGACAGCGAGACATGGGTGCGAGGCTGACTCTGCTTCTCCTGCATAACTGCCTTAAGCAGAGTAAGGACAGCCTCTTTGTTGTCCTCTAGCCCACGCCAAGCCCCGTTTCCGTGTCCGTACCCGTAACTCTGACACGCCCGCATGGTTGCAGGAATACGGTAGTCCATGCCCCTAACAGGGGTAAGGGGCAGGTTGCTCATGTCCTTAGCGGAGGCAGCGCTACCCATGTGGCGAACCGCCACCTCACAGAGCATACGAATGCTCTCAGGCGGCAAAGTCTCAAAGGGGATGTCGCTTAGTGTGAAGTGCTCGTTCATGGGGATGCTCGTAGATTACACGAAAGTTTGGGTAGTGGAAGCGACTGTTGACGCTTTTCTCCAAGTCCTCCCCCCGAGGGGGAAAAAGAGCAGGCTTCACAAACCGACTTTTAGAACTACAGCAATCCGATAAAGGGGAATGCCCCGTCATATACATATCCCGCAGATGGCGGATTGGACATCTTTTCTAGCAAATTCAGCCGAGATAGACAACTATCTCGTAAGCGAGAATGAACTCATGAGGGTAAGGACTACCCCTGCTCCACGGAGACTTGCCCTTGCTCTTACCAACGCATGCAACGAGATCTGGACCTTTGTGACATCTGACGAGAAAGTCTCACTCTGGGCAACGACATGCAGAGTTCACGAGATCCTGCAGCAGGGAGCAGCAGAAGAACTAGGCATGACAGAAGCAGGTCTTCCTGAAGATCACGCATGTCGTCACATTGTAGATAAAAAAGTATACTTCCAACCTCAACCAGGTGAAGATCCAATTGAGGAATGGAAATCACAGTTTGAAGCCCTTGATTCCAAGGCCATGGACTATCTCGATAGAGGCTTCTCCCCCCTCCCCTTCCAAAAGGAGATAGCTCTCTGGGCGTGGCACACCCAGTATTGGCTAGCTTACTTTTGTCCTTTTTTAAATTTGAATGGGATGACAGGTCGCTTCATGACGAATGCGGTGCGTCTGAGATGGTCCATGCCACTATGGAGATGTGACACGACGCGTGGTGCGTGGCGCCAAAACTTCGATATGTATTCGCGCATCTGGATGAAAAAAGGGCCCTTCCACCCCATTCCCCTCGCAGTGCTACCAAATGTGAAAAAGCTGGATTTGGTTGGTCAGTCCGAAGATTAACGGGTTACTAAGAGGTAAGTCGGTGCGCAAAGTGGGGCCGCAGTGCGGTGTTTGGTCCCTCCATAGTTGCCATGGAGACCAGACAGTGCTTGAAGAAGACGAAACCATTGACGGTGATAAACTTCTCGGCTTTTTCAGCTATGCAACATTCGTGGTGCATGAGCTGACATCATCTGCCGAACTTGAGGGAATTCTCAAGCTCGGAGCCGTTGCGATGGACCGCATGGCAATGCTTGTTCAGGAAGGGACAGCGTCAGATGATGACTTTCGCACCGCAAGCGAACTTTACCTGAATCTTCACGCGAGCGCTTTACTTGTAGAGCTTAAGCTCGAGATCGATGAAACTCAATTGGCTGAGGTAGCCTAAATGAAAAAGTACGTCTCAGTGCTTACCAGCTTGCTTCTTCTGCCCGCTTTTTTTGGCTGCAGTGCGACAGATGGAGTAAGAGCTGGTGCGCAGCCAGAAGTATCTCGTGAAGAGAAAATCATGATTACGTGGTTTCGGTACCACACCGATCTTGTGGAAGAGATTCGGTGCTCCAGCACTATGGATGGCCTGAAGAGCAAGGCTGAAGAAGCGATTGCTGCTCGTCAGGGTATTGTTCGGGATCTTTCCCAGTATCAGTACGAAGGCTTGATGTCTAATCCCGACGTAGAGGTTTGGTACGAGAAGCTTAGGATTAATTTGGGCACAGAAAACATTGCCTATGTTAGCGCTTACGAACGTCTGACCGGCAAGACGACCTCAGTGAAACTGCGCTGAGCTTTAGTTGAAAAATAATAAAAATCCGTTCCTTTCTTAAAGGAACTCTATCGCTTTTGAATGAATTTCTATCGTATAGAAATTCATTTTACTATGCCACATCCACTCTCTCCAGAACATCAGGCTGCCCTTAACCGACCAACTATCATCCTAAGGGCAAAAGCACCTCACGTACAGTCTCCGCCAGACAGTGCTGAAGAACTCATTCAGGTCATACGTCAGATGAAAGAATCCCAGTCAGACCCCCAAAGGGTGCTGATGGTTGAACTTTTTGATACTTCTTTTGTGGATGACTTCTTACGTCTATTGCCAGAAGGCTCTGGTCCAGTCTTCAGGCCGCTTCTGGAGCTACTCGCTGAAGACGTAGAGACTCTTGTTCTAAAAGAAAAAATCTACCACAACCGCCCCCGCCCTAAAGAAGTAGCGAAGCGCATGGGCATGGACTTCCAGTCTTCTCCTTCCGAGACCGACCACTCGCCTTCATACCCGTCTGGTCACATGGCATGCGCCAGGATCCTGGCTCACGCCTTGAGTGAGAGCTTTCCGCATAAAGAAAGCACTTTCATGAAGATGGCGGACATTGTCGGTAGAAGCAGGATCGACGGTGGTCTTCATTTCCCATCCGATATACAAGCAGGCGCACTGTGGGCAGACCTCTTGTGGAACGGTGCCAGAAGATCTGGTCTACGTACAGAGGAGCTAATTTCAAATGAAAAAATCAAAAAAGCACTTTAGAGCCGTCTGGATCTCCGACTTACATCTTGGAGCTGACTGCGCCTCCCCTCATAAAGTAAATGAATTTCTTGATTCGTTTACCTGCGACTACATGTATCTTGTAGGAGATATCATCGATGGATGGCGTCTCAAAAGCAGGTGGCACTGGCCAAACGCAAATTCCGCCACGGTGCGTAAGATTCTGAAGAAGGTTAAGCAGGGTTCTCGTGTCACGTACCTACCAGGCAATCATGATGAGTTCTTACGTCTTTGGCTTCCTACCAAAATTACTTTGGGCGACATCCAGTTCAAAAGTGAAGCGTGTCACACAACTCTTGACGGCAAGAAGATTCTTGTTCTTCACGGCGATCTGTTTGACTCTGCTGTCCGCCTCAACCCGCTGATCAGTGCCCTCGGTTCCACCGCATACGACTTCCTTGTTGTATCTAACCGTTTTGTTGGCAAGACTTTAAGGATATTCGGAAAGAAGAATTGGTCGTTCTCTAAATTCATAAAGCAGAATTTTAAGCAAGCAACAAACTTCATTTTTCATTTTGAGCACCACATCTCTGAATACACGAAGAGACGTGGATACGACGGTGTTGTCTGCGGTCACATCCATAAGCCAGAGATCCGTGATCTCAACGGCGTGTCGTACTACAACTGTGGCGACTGGGTGGAGTCGTTCAGTGCCTTGGTTGAAACAGAAGACGGTGAAATAAAGCTCGTGTATTGGGCAGATATTTAAAATTCGGGGAAGAAAAAAGAAGGATGTACCCGTTCTTTGAATGAATTTCTATACAATAGAAATTCATTTTAAAAAGGGGTTTACCTATGCGAATACTACTGGTCACCGACGCCTGGGAACCCCAGATCAACGGGGTTTGCACTACCGTTAAAAATGTACACAAAGAGCTAAACCAGCTTGGTCATGAAGTCCTACTTTTTCATCCAGGACTCTTTTGGGGAGTCACCATCCCAGGATCTGGAGGGGTAAAGCTGTGTTACCCGTTTCTTAAGAAGAAGATCGCCAGGTTCAAACCTGACAGGGTTCACATTTTCACTGAAGGTACTTTGGGTTTCAGTGCCAGACGAGCATGCGCAAAGCTCGAGCTACCGTTCACAACAGGATATCACACAAAGTTTCCAGAGATTTTAAACCAGTGGTACGGAATCCCCATAGGTCTGACCAGATCATACCTGCGCTACTTCCACAGCCTCTCCAAAGGAATTTTCGTACCCACCCGCTCCATGAAGGGAGAACTCATCTCCCTTGACTATCTGCTGTCTCCTGCAGGCAAGATCCACGTGTGGGGCCGTGGGGTAGACAGTGCCCACTTTTCACCCCCTGCATGGAAGCGCAATGCTCTCAAGATGGGCACCAGGCGCCTTATTTGTGTGTCGAGAGCCCATTGTGAAAAGAACCTAGAAGACTTTTGCGCCCTTTCAGGACACGGCTACTCGTGCACACTCGTTGGCGGTGGGTCGTATCTGGATACTCTTAAAAGAAATTATCCAAAAGTTAATTTCACTGGCTCTATGCCTCCAGCAGACGTTGGTAGAGCTCTACGTGAAGCAGACATATTCGTGTTCCCTTCCAAGGCTGACACTTTTGGTTTAGTCATGCTGGAAGCCAATGCATGTGGTCTTCCCGTCGTGGGATACCCAGTCACAGGACCAAAAGACTGGATTAAAAACGGGAAGAATGGGTACATCGCACACGACACTTCCTTTGAATCACTGAAGTTTGCAGTGCAGATGGCAAGCATCCATTGCGCACCCAAAGACGCAATTTCCCATGCTGAAGGAAATACTTGGGAAAAAACTGCCCAAGACTTCCTCGCCCTTCTTCATCCTTGCCGATAAATACTTCGGCCAGTTAATACTGACCAACGAGCGAATAGGATTCTCTCGGACACCACCTTCGGGTGCTTCCCCTTCTCGCTAGGGGATTACGAGAGATCCCTTTCACTCACATTTTCTTTCCCGGATTCCCCCCATTGCTTCCTTGCGGTGCTCTTCCCCCCAGAACCTCGCAGCAAACGTCTCAAAGCGCTTGACAGTAATGGGGGAATCTTCTTTTTCACGCAGCAACTCCAGCGCAAACCCAACCTGGTTACCCCCGTGAAGTCCCACCCTGCGAAGACGAAAGTCACGATCTGGGCCGCAGTGCCGCACCCGCTTCGCCCTCTCGTGAATAAAAAATTGGGCAGGACGCAGAAAGCGATCCTCCAAACCCATCCTGTCACTCCACCACTTTGATCCCATCACCCCCAGTGCCCAACGAATCCCAGGAGGAGGAAAACGACGAATCTTCGTCTCGTTCTGCCGCTGACCACGTGTCCACAAAGACCCCCAGTCCCACGACCCAAACGCCTCAGCACCCCACGCACACAACCACGTTTCAGCCCGTTTGCTTAAAACAGGACCACCCTCAAGCCACTCACGGTGCTTGCGGGCCCCCAACCTGTCAAAAAGATCAATCACGCCCATGTGCTGCGGAGACAACATCCAGCCCCAGACAGCCTCTCCCTGCCAACGAAGATGACGCCCACGAGTCTCCGTAGGCATCCCCCAACGGTCACGATGAAGAGGATGAATGTCTTCCCAGTACGAACCGTCAAAAGGACGACTCCAAGAACACACCAGAATGTCCGATGCGTGAACAAGACGTGTCGTCATGATCTCTATTTTCTTAAGAAGTGACCCTGAGGGGATTCGAACCCCTGTTACCTCCGTGAAAGGGAGGTGTCCTAGACCAGGCTAGACGACAGGGCCTTTTTTAAACGAGAAGCCTACTCGCCAAACATGAGTTCCCCCGAGGGAACTCACTTTAATATCCGTCTGGGCATACCCAGTGCCCAAAAAACTTTCTACTTTCTGCGATAAAGTTGTACCCAGTCGTGCATTCCCTGCCACCTGGGAATGTCAATCTCGCCATCGTAAACCCACTCCCTCTCCACAGCACTCCATAACCCAGTGGAACCAGTGGCTCCACCACTCCCCTCTCCCACAAGAATCAGCTTGTCCCCACCAAAGCGCTTCAGTGCCTCCGCTTGCCAGTCCACCTCTGTATCCATGTACGGCCACACCATCATCAGTGCGTCTCCTCCAGCCCCTTCCCCAGCGTGATCCTCCCCAGAACGCTGCACCACATCCGTCCACGTATGGGAGGAGCCTTCCCCCTCCGTGTCAAAACGCTCCTTTAGGAACGAATTCTTCTCCGCAGCATGAACGTCAGAAGCCTCCACCGTTACCTCCATGTCCCGAAGCAAACGAGCCCATAGACCACGGCCAGCACCTACTTCAATCACCTTGTTGCCGCCCAGCCACGCCTTCAACTCCTCCAGTGCCCCACGACTGGGAACAGCCCAGCCGTAACGACTCGTAAAGAAACGGCGTCTGCCGTATTCCTCACCGCCTTCCATTGGCCCAACACGATCACGAGGACCGTGCTCACGAATCCATGCCCAGAGTTCGTCGTTGTCCATAGAGGAAAGGGAGTCAGCTAATTTTGTAATGGAGTACCAGTTCATGTAGTTATGTTTCCCATCGTCAGGTGCCTTCTCCTCTGCAAAAAGTGGCTACAGTGGGTAGTAATTTTGTTATAAGTGTGATGAAGTGTGTAGCAGTGTGGGGCATTGTGGAGAGAAGTGGGGAACCGAATTTTCTTAAAACGAATTTTCTTATAACGCAGATGGGTGGCAAATAAGGTTAAAAATACGGGGGGTCTAGACTCTAAAATACGGGGGGTCTAGACTCTAAAATACGGGGGGTATGAAGTTAAGAGGGAGGGGGGTATGGGTGCTCATAGTCGTTACGGATGCAGAAAGTGAGCGATGGTCCGAAGGGGTCTGGAGTTTTGGTCCTCAAAACCTCCTCCAACAGGACTAAATTGGGATGGGTGGGAGCCATGATTCCCATGCGCTTTACGTGCTGGATGATGTAATTGAGAATGTGATGATCGCATCCATCCCCCACCTTGCGAGCAACCTCTGCGGTGCATTTGGGATGATTCAGGATGTCATAGGGGGTTTTCCAATCGTCTACGCTAAGGCTGGGAAAGTGTGACGCTGCCTCCATCAGCACCCTCTCCGTGACATTTGGACCCTCCAGTGCTGCCCTTCTGATCCACACATGGTATTGCGGCCCACTCACGATGCTGAGAAGAACGCTTTCTGTGGCTGCTTCTGAAGCGATTGCGCTGAGAAGTTCTTTTGGAATGTTCCATCCACTGCGGTTGTACTCATTCCTCTGGAAACGCCGGAGATCGTATTGGAGCATTTGGGTATCGTTGTCGAATTCACTACGATCCAGTTTGTGAAGATACCCTTGTTTCTCCCAGTCTTGGAGAACACTATTCGCAATGTAGCGCGTTTGCTTAAGTCTGCTCTTGAGAGCTTTTTCAACAATGGGCTTGAACTTCTCCTTGCGGAATGGATTACGGATACCTGAAATAGCATAGACTAACGACAAGCCCACTTCGGGATTCGGATGCTTCAGAGAACGGAGGAGAAAGTCGAAGGTGACATTGGGGTGCTTCAGGATGGCGCACATGTCGTATGAGCAAATTCTCCGTGATTCCATTGCCTTGGAGAACACATCCCCATTCGCATTGGGATTCTCCAGACACGGAAGGGTCGTATCGTACCTCTTGACGCCTTCCATGAGAACTTCAGGAGTTGCATTGGGATTCTTGGCAGCAGCAGCACGAACCTTCAATGAAAAGGTGGAGTACTTGAGGATTTTCCTAAGGACTTCTGGGGGCACACGGGGATGTTGTGCAACCCACATGTGGTGATCTTCATTCATTCCCTTTAAGATATTGAGAAACTCCTTTGTGGTGGGAGTTTTCTCTTGGGTGGTGTCGTTTGTGGTAGTCATTTTGTTTGCCCGAATTTTCTTAAGAGGCGGCTTTCTGTGCCTTCAGAGCAGCGACCTGGAGTTTAAGAATGGGATCCTTTTGTAACCTCTCTTGAGCAGCACTGCGGACTTGCTCAATCTTATCTTCCAGAGCCTTCAGCATGATTTCGGGAGTGACATTAGGATTCAGGGCAGCACCACTGCGGATACCTTCATCTTCATCCTCCATTGCCTTCCGCAGAATTTCAGGAGTGGCATTGGGATTCTTGGCAGCATAATAGCGGACCCAGCAATACTCGTCACCCATTGCCTTCAGGAGGACTTCAGGAGTGGCATTGGGATGCTTGGCAGCAAAACTGCGGACATCTTCATCCTTGTTGTCTAGGTCTTTCAGGAGTTTATTGGTAGTCTTGGTAGTCATCTTGTTTTCCTGCCCGAATTTTCTTAAGATGCGTCATTGGAGGTGTGGGGGATTCCCGTTGCCCATACGGAGCCATCACGACGAAAGTGAACGGAGTGAGCAGAAGAGACAGGTGACGTATCCTCATCGGTGAAGTACGGATGAGTATACGGATTGTAGCGTACTCTTCGTGGACTGTCAAGGGTAAAGAGCGGAGGAATCTTGGCAGTTTTCCACCGCCCACGCACTCCTGCGTGAACATTCTTCACCCTTTGGGCGAGAACACGTTCGCGCCCTGCTGAAGAAACATGAAAAGTTACTCCACCAGACAGAAGAACTTCCTCCAGAAGGGCAATCACCTTTCCTGTGTACCTGTCTTTCACCGACCAACACGCCTTGTGGAGATTCCTGTACACCGTCACAGAAACGTCTACTCCCTCTGGGTAACGCAGATACGGAGGCTGTTCTTTTTGTGATGTGGGCATGGGTGAAAGGTTTTTAAGGTTTAAGAGTAATTTTTAAGTTTTTTAAGGTACGATTATCTACATATTGTGATGTGTGCGTAATTGAGGTACAATTACTTGTTTGCCCGAATTTTCTTAAGAGGCGACTTTCTGTGTCTTGAGAGAAGCGACTTGGAGTTGAAGAATGGGATCGTTTTGTAAACTCTCTTGAGCAGCGCTGCGAACATCCGAATTCTTGTCTCCAATTGCCTTAAGCAAAATTTCGGGAGTGGCATTGGGATGATACGCAGCAGCCTCACGGATCTTAACAAACCTGTCTCCAATTGCCTTCAGCAGGACTTCAGGGGAGGCGTTGGGATTCTCCGCAGCATTATAGCGGACATCCGAATTCTTGTCTCCAATTGCCTTAAGCAAAATTTCGGGAGTGGCATTGGGATTCCCGGCAGCAGCATAGCGGACACTGTATTCCTTGTCTTTCATTGCCTTCATCAGGACTTCGGGAGTGGCATTAGGATTATCGGCAGCCTTCCAGCGAACTTCCTTATAATCGTCTTCCATTGCCTTCAACAGGACTTCGGGAGAGGCATTGGGATTCCCGGCAGCACAATAGCGGACAACGCGATCATTGCTGTCTAGGTCTTTCAGGAGTTCTTCAGGAGTATAAGTAGCCATGTCAGCTATCTCCATTAAAGGCTTCATCGGTATAACGAATGACGCTCTTGATCTTGCCATAATTGCGACGGGCAAACGCTACAATGCGCTTGTATTCCTTGGCGGTGCAGTAAAAGTGGACATCAAATCCACTCCCTCCACAGCCACTCCCGCAAAAATATGGCTGGTAAAAATCTTCAAGTGCATGAGAAATATCAAAATAATCTCCACGGCTGTAAAAGAAAATGTAGTGGTACTTGATCGGCTTCTTGGTCTTGATTTTATTAGTCATTTTGTTTTCCTTAATTTTCTTAAGAGGCGGCTTTCTGTGCCTTCAGAGCAGAGACTTGGAGTTGAAGAAGGGGATCGTTTTGTAAACTCTCTTGAGCAGCGCTGCAAACGGACCAATCCTTGTCTCCAATTGCCTTCAGGAGTACTTCGGGAGTGGCATTGGGATTCCGGGCAGCATGGCGGCGCACACGAACAGACCTGTCTTCGATTGCCTTCAGCAGGACTTCGGGAGTAGCATTGGGATGCTCCGCAGCAGCACAGCGGACATAACCATTCTTACTGCCTAAGTCTTTCAGGAGTTCTTCAGGAGTACTGTTCTTAGCCATGCTCATCGTATGGTAGCACAAGAGGCTAGCGCCGTCAAGTATAGTACGCTACTTTGACATAGATTACATAAAAGATAAAGATTACTTCTTCAATTTTTTCTTTTTAGCACTGTAGAGCAAGGAGTGAAGTGGATCATTCCATCCACTCCTGATTGCCTTGGCGTTTGCTGCTGCTTCGGAGCGAACAAGCTTGCTGGAGTCAATGGCAGCTTCATTCCACAGAGAACGGCTGATCCTTCCATTGGAAGCGGCTGCTCCACGAACTTCTGGACACGGATCTGCCATTGCCAATCGGAGTATTTTTGCCGTGGCGTTTGGATTTCCTGCCGCCGCAAAACGGATCAAGGGATGCGGATCTCTCATGCACTTTGACAGCATTCGTTCGCTACGGGAGTGAGAAGCAGTAAACGCGCCTTCCACAATGTCATTTGTCGCCTTGCGATACTTCTTGCTCACTTGAAATTCCTCATTTCGTGTATCTCAATCTCTGTCATGCCGATGGCAATGCCGACACACAGAAAAGCAATAAAGGTCAGAATCATGAAGTTGAGCCACAACAAATCCAATAGATCAAGAGTTTGGGGACTTATCTTCACTTACCGTCATCTTTCTTGAAGCAGTCCCAGCCCCTTGACTCAGCAATGGCATGAGGATCGTGTAAACGAGAATTGTCAAACATGAGGGAGTTGTACTGCGCTTGCGACTGGGCAACTTCTCGTCTTGCCTCGTCACGCTCCTTCAGCGCCTGATTGCGCTCCTCCATCAGGCGCAGGGCATCATCGGAAAAGCGCTCTTCCTGCTCCCTCGCATCGTCGCGTTGAGACACGAGTTCGTCAATCATGTCCTTCATTTGAAGCATCAGAAGACGATGTTCATACCATCTGTCTGGATCAAAATATCTGATTGCCTCAGAAAGTGACTCGTTGATGTGTCTCAGCCTTATTTCCTGTGGCTTTGGTTCAAGTGCCATCTTGCGTGATTCCTTTCACTTCAAAAGAATATTTATGTTTAATCATCCCAGCCCAATGCTTTGGAGATTGGCTGAAACCACTCGGTGTGTGTTGGATGTGGGTAGATGCCAAGCCTCGCCAATTTCCATAGAACTTCTTCTGCTCGCTTACGGCAGTCTTCCAAATCTGCGCCATTTTTTGCTTCGGCAGCAATTTCTCGCAGATCACGAATGAAATCTGCACGGGTGGAAGATGTCGGTCTGTTCATGTCGAAATCCATGGGACTCCTCAGTCGGCAATGGGTTCTGCTGCGGGGGATTCGATGACCACTTTGCCCGCCTTGCGCGCAGCACGAGCCTTGCGGAGAAGAGCGCGAAGAGGATCTTTCCACTTCTTTGCGTTCGGGTGCTTACGCGCTGCCTTGCGAACATTTTTGTTGGGGTCTTCCAGAAGAGTATGCCACTGACCCTCCGTGAGGTACACGGAACTTTCAGCGATCTCAATGCGGACATCGGTCCATTTGCTGACCAATGCAGCCTTGTGAACATCAGCACCGCACACCGTCTTGCTCCAACAGGCGTATTTTGTGATGGATGTGCGAATATCTGGAGAACGACTGCTAAGAGCCTGAACAGCCAAATCACTGTAATTGAGCATCTCGGAGTTACTTACTGCCTCCATGCGGACCCTCCGGGAAGCGTCCTGAAGCGCAAGCCCCAAAACCGTCTTGCTCGCGTGACAACTGTCTGCAGCAGTTCCCCGCACATCCTCATACTCGCAGGTCATGCAAATGAGTTCCTGCTCCTTTGTCAGACGAGCATTTTCGATAGCCATACACATGAGACGGCAATCTTTGGACGCAAGAGCCTTGTCGATGCACCGCTTCGACAGCGATTGCTGAGCAACATTGTATGCGATCTCCTTCATCTTCTTGTCCTTGCAGTTCACAAGGTCCAGAAGGCAAAACACAAAAGGCTCATCCAGCTTGTTGGAGTAATAGGAGAAATCAATCTCTGCAAAATTTTTGGCTATCAATTTTAAGAAGTTGTCGCTGTGAACAGCATCTTTAAAGAACTTTGCAAGAATGGGATTGATCTTGTTTTTCTTTTTGGCAGGCATGGTGGTTTCCTTGTTTCAGAATTATCTCTTGTTGTATTCGGCAGCAGTCTGGCGGGTGTAGTTGAAACTAATGGGCGACCCAAGCTTGTTCACGACATTCCGATGGAGAAGCCGCTTGATGTTTCTGAACTTCTGTGAAGTGCAGTACAGGTGGATGTCGAATGCTCCCGTCTGGATGAACATGCCTGATCCGTACACGGCGCTTTCGTAACGCTCCTCCAGCAGATCTCTGGTGGAGATGTAGTCACCCTTCTTGTAATGGATGAAGTAGTGGTGCTTCGATGGCTTTTTCGTAGAAGTGGCAAGTGTCATAGAGGTAGTTTACGCAACCGTTGGGGGCTGTCAAGAGGTGTATGCTACTTTTCCGACACTTTTTAAAATGAAAATTTATGCCGCATTTTTTAAACTAGCCAAACTGTTTGTCCGTCTAATTTTTCTGACTAATGACTCTATGTTTTTCAATGTTCTGTGGTCTGATGGAGTTTTGCTTGTCACCACAGTTGCTCCATCACGATTCTTCCAAACTAAGTGTTTGCCTTTTCTTGAAATGAAAAAGCCGTTTTCTTTCATGAACTGTTCGATTGCTTTGCAAGTATTCATGGTTGTGGCCTCGTATAGATACAGGTCCAACATCTGAAGATTCAGAGCACAGAAAACGGCAAGATTTCAAAAAAGTACTGAACCGATTACAGGACGCTATTTCTGGCCCTGTGATTCGTCAGGGAAGCAGTCCCACTTCCTCATTGCTGCATAACTTTGAGGAGAGATCTTTCCCTCAAAGTTGTGAGACTTCAACTCACACACTTCGCGTCTTGCCTCATCTCTTGCCTCCATCATGGCAGAAATAATGCTCTCTGTTTTTTTTATGTCTTCAGGTGGCATGATGGAGTTGTGGATGTCGATGTATCCACACTCTAATCCTGCAAAGTACGCATCTGGACCAAATCCAAATATCTGATACAGAACGTATCTGTAAGAGCCACGGTGCACAAGGTCTCCTTCATGGATTCTCTTGCAGACTTCATAGAACGCCCTTAAACGATCATCGTTAGAAAGTCTGTTCCAAAAGTCTTCCGCACTCTGCTTGAAGTTTTCTTTTTCTTCTTGCAAACAATCATCAATAGATTTGCCGTCTTTTCCATTTTCGGAAAGCGCTTTGACCAAAGAATCAATTTGCTCTTTTTCTGATCGTGAATCGCTATCCATTTTTATACTCCCGCCTCATTCATTAAAGGAGCCTAAGTGCCTCTGAAAGACACTGGTGTGCGTCGTAGAGATAAGAAGAAGCTCTCTTTGCAGAGTCAGCACTTCTTGCTCGGTTTATGCTCCTGACAGCATCATCAAGTATAGAGATGCATGAATAAAGGTCTTTCTGCGCTTTTTCAACAACAGACATAATGCTGTCACGAGCAGATGAGCACATCCTGATCTTCTCTATTCCGGCAACGATGCCGTAGACATCATCGCAGTCGCTCAAGACTTTTCTCTTAAAGTCAAGAACATCGCTTTCAATGTCTTCAATCTGATTGGAGATGCCTTCACGTAAGACGGCAAACTCCACAGCCCCCGCATCTGTATCAAGCAGTTTAGAAATTCTGTACAATTCATCTAAAACTGTATAAGAGGCACTATTCATGATTTGATGCCTGCTTCGGTGCGAGCCTTGTCTAAAATCTCCCACATCGGGTTGATGACATAGGTTGGATTATGCGGGTTGTCTGCGCGACTTTCTAAAATAACACCCTTTTTTTCTAGTGCACTAAGACCATTGATAATTCTTCCCGCAAAATACTCACTGCTTCTTGAGGTGTGACTTGTGCGGTAATAAGCCTCAAAAAGACCGTACATCTCGCCAAGGGTCAATTTGCCTTTGCGCAAAAAAACAATCGCCATTTCCTGAATCTCTAGTCTTGAAGGACTGGATTTATTCACGGAAAAATCCCCTTTATTTCGAAGGGATCGTGGGGATGATTTTCACCATCTGGAAGAGAATCCAAACTCCCCATGCCGTGAAGCCAGCAAGAACAATGCACTTGATGGCAGAAACTGGAATCGACAGAGTGATGTACTCAGATTTTTCTTTTGGAGTAGACATTGCTGCTCTTTCTCAAGCAATCGTTGCTGTAGTGAACTTTGGGATCAAACGGCCAGACTTCATTGGCGTATGCGTATCCCAAGAATGCAATTGCAGATGGGAGTCCGATAACAAAAAACCAAATGAACAGGTCGTGGTGCATACTTATCTATCAGTATCCCGACCAGTGGCAGAGTGACCGCAAACTTCAGTTTTTTGCCGCTCTCAGCAGATCGTAAAAAGGCGTGAGAGAAAAATCAATGCATGACACCTTGCCCAGAGCATCTCTTACACATGTTTTTTCAACGTAATTTTCTCTGACAAGGTTGTTGACAGAGTACTCAAACTCTCTCTTGAGCAAACTTTTGTGCTTTTTCATTAAACATCTCTGCAGCGTATCGTAATCAATCTTACTTGTCTGAGAGATAGCACAAATGATGTCTTCTTCCAAACGACTCAAAGAATTACCCATTTGCTTCCTTTGCTTTGTTCATCAGTTCTCCAAAAGGATTGATGAAGTAAGTTGCTTCTTCGTGAAAAAACGGTAAGAAACGACTCTTACCACCTTTGCTCGTTGCAATAATGATGCTGCGAGCCATCATGTCGTCAATTACTTTGCTCAGTTCTGTTGAATTGATGCCTTCTGGAATGTGCTCCGAAGCAGCAAACATCAACTGGTTAAATGAATAACCTTGATCAAGTTCCATTCTCTCACGGATACCAGTTTCCATGAGGTGCATGCGCTCGGAACTATCAGTTCTTCTTTTCAACTATGCCTCTCTTTTTAATCCTGTCTCGCACTTCTTCAAGAGATATCGGAGTATAGCCAATTCTCTCTACACATACAGAGAAATATCTTAAGTCCTCTGAAACATGTGGTCTCATAATGTCGTCTGGGGAGCCATCATAGTTCTCCAGTACCGCTTCTGCGTGAAGATGTGCGTGGATGTTAACCCAGTTTGTCTTGCTCCGGTGCCTGTAAAGAGACCCTGGGTGCAGTGGGATGTGCGACAGCACTTCATCAGCAAGTTGATGAGTGGCACGAATGTCGTAAAAATACTTCCTGTAGACGGACAGGTCCATGGTGTCGTGGTTACCCTTGATGAGAACCTTAGAGCCATGAAGAGTTGAAAGAATCTCCATGTCTTTTGGCTTGAACGCAACATCGCCAAGCACATACACCTTGTCTCCTGGCTTAACGGCAGAGTTCCAGTTCTCCACCATCTTTGCATCGCCTTCTGCTGCGCTTGAAAAAGGGCGCACTTTCTCTCCATTGAATCGCCTGAAGCCGTACATGGCTTCATGTCCAAAGTGAGTGCAACCAATCAGCCATGTTTGACTAGACATTTCTTTCAGCAGCACCAAAGTGGATGCCGTCCGTGGAGTGTTGAACAACAAAATCAAGAAGCGTTTCAGCAAAATGATTAATGATGGCTTTTCTTCGATAGGCTCCCTGACATCGGAACTCGGCACAAACATTACCGTCTTCTTCTGTCATAGACCTAAATGCATCACGAATGTGATGATGCATCACGCCGATTGCTGAGGTTAGATCATCTTTCCTGTCCTTGGAAACGCAAACTCTAAATGAAAAAATACCAAATGGTAGCTTCTTGCCGTAGTGAGGAAGAGACTTCTTCTTGACAGTTTTGTTTTCCGTCTGCATTTTTAATCCTGATTTGAAAACTCCGAATCCTTGAAGTTGACAGGCTCGTAATTGCTCACATCAAAGTTTACGCGATTGTGCCCAAAGTGCTTATCGACACGAAAGATGTTGAAAAACGGCAAATGACAATCTTCAATCATTCTTGCGTCACCCTGATTAACGGGACGAAATTGACTGATACAGATAGGCCCGTCCATTGAAAGAAAATGAAAAGTAAAAACCATGACTTCCATTTTCAAAACGAACGGATGATCTGCTGGGACCTGTTCCATGGAGCCATGATCTCTAACAACTTGCTCCACAAGCGCGCTCTTCAATTCTTGAGAACTGATAGGAATTTTCTTTTCTGCACACATTTTATCCAAGTCTTCCGCATGCTCCTTGCGCATAAAGCAAGACCATGCTGTTGATGCAAAAGTAACAACAATCGGCTGATCTTCAAAGTCTTCTGCGACCTTATAGATGATCTGAGAAGTGGCTTCAAAAAATAAGTCTTTTTCTTCAATGCAACCAAGCTTATTGGGAGAAATAAAAGCAACTCCACCACTGTAGAAAGCAGTCGCGTGTGGAGGCATATCTTGGTTATTTTCTTTCCTATAAGAATCCATTGCCGTAAAGGTTCTGTCAGAGATCACCTCCAACAGTTCCTTGATGCTGGCTCCGTCCTCGCGACGATCCATCCAATCGGAAATCTTATCACCATCGTGCATTCCATCAAAGGGAGAAGTGGTGACTTCGATGCCAAAATCAGGTTCTTCCATGATCTACTCCTGCTAGCAATGCTTCCAAAGATTTTTACTTAGGATTTCTCGCACAGTGCTTTCTGAAACCCCGTACTCTTCAGAAAGTTCAGAGACTTTCTTGCCGACATCACGGTCTTTTCTCATCTTGCGAACAAGACTTTCATTAAGCCTTGCACGACCATTTTTCTCTCCTGCCCCAATAGGGAAAACAGTTGGAAATCTTTTTTCGCGCCACACCTGTCGATTCACAAGTGACAAATGTTCAGGATTAATGCACAGTCTATTGCCGCATGACGGAATTACTACTCCTTTTTTGTGCTGCATACCAGCGCAGATAAGAGCAACACGACGAACATCTCGTGGCATTCCCATGAATTTTTGAACGCCATATCCACAAGTCTTGTGGACATAGCCATTCCATAAGATACAGCCGTCAGCACTTTGAATGGATTTGCTTGAAAGAAGCTCTCTGCCTCTTACAATCCATTCTTGCTCAGTATATGGTTTTCTCATTGCTTGGGCAAAATGTTGAGATTAAGAAAGTAACTACGTGGCAATTTCTTTTCAGGATGATTCTCTGTGGGCTCAGAGCCAAGCACGCAGAACACATACCCGTCTTTTTCTTCTCGCACCCACATGGGAACCATCGTCGGCCCAGTGCAAGGATTAAAATTAGGGAAAAGTAATTGAATAGCAGTTGGCGTCATCATCCCAACCGCAAACCTGTAGCCTTTGGAGGACATGCGCTCCATTACTTGTGCCATTGACATGACTACAAGGTAGTGCAGGAGGCGGGCTTTGTCAAGCCCCGTACTGTACTTTTTGTAGATTACACGATGGCGCAGGCGGCGCAGTATGCGTTCATGGCGATTGCGCTTGCGGAGCCAACATTGATGCTCCGAACTGATCCATACTGAGGAATGTATAGGACATTATCGCACACTTCAAGCACCTCTTGAGGTATACCTATCTGCTCTTGGCCAAAAATCAGAACATAGTAAACTGAGGGTTCAAATAAAAAATCGTTTATGTTTTCTGAATTCTCAACATTGTCTATACCGACTATTTTGATCTTTTTGCAACCATGTAATCCGCCCAATGAGCAAAAGTAAGCAGATAGATCGTCAACAGACTTAACATGACGAAAATTAGTGTAGTTATGAGTTCCAACGGTCCCACGCCTGTCGTACTTTTTGTTTCCATAAATGACTACTTCTTTCGCCAAAAACGCATTAGCGTTACGAATAACGGTTGCAATATTAAAATCATTCCCAATGTTGCAGCAGACAACTGAATAATCAAAACGCTTGTCATTAAGATCAGCTCTAATAGCGTCGTCTTTCCAGTATGCATAATGATCTATGATATTACGTGTCTCTTTTGCATTTATCATGTTTTTGACCAGTTATTAAACAATACATTCGTGATCAATGCAATCTTCATTTCATAAAATACGTTATTATTTGAAAGTCCAACTAATAAGTGCCAATATGATAGCTAAAATACACATAGTTAAAAATCCGTCAATTGCTATGTCCGTGACAGACATAACAACTTCTATTGGTCTTACCTTTTTAGCTTCCAACAGACTTTTGATGTACTTCATTTCATTACGCTTTTCTCAAAATCTCTTCTAATTCATAAATAAATATTGCGTGCCTTGAAGTTGTAAAAAGGTTGCTTGGTGCTTTTTCAAGCTTATTCAGTGCCTCAGATATGATGGAATTGAGGCGAGCTACTTCAGTTTCTGATGAGTTTTCATTTTTAGTTGTGTTCATTATTTTCTCCTTGAAATTTTGTTTTCGTCATTCGCACTTTTTTCCAGTGCCTTTGCTATATCTTTTTCGTGACCATAATCTAAAATCGGGCTTATAGAACCACAAAAAATCCAGTTTCTCCAAAGACCGATTACACTTTGAGGAATTTCTTCAGTCGAAAAATTGGCAACGAAATGTGTTGAAACTTTTTCCATGATGCACTTCCTTTCTTTCGCAATTTGATTGTGCATATTTAAGTATCCATGCATCACTGTTTCAGTGCCACAATATGAAAAATTATGTTTCGATTATTTTTACATAACTAGGAAGTTTTAGTTTTTCAACACACTCAATCATGTGCTTCGTGCCTCTTGAGTGGCCGTCCCAAATAGCAATGAGAGCATCGCACTTTTTAGACATAACGATATTTCTCATAATGCCAGCTGCATTTCCGTACTTAGTCCAGTTTGCTGGAAATTCAGCAACTGGAATATTATTTTGCAGACCGTAATCTCTACCTAGACTGTCCACTCCCTTTGCACAGCCACAAAGTATTTCTGTGATTTTAAAACCAGAGTCTTTAATAGCCTGATTAACGACATTTTTGTCGTTAATACCTCTCGACCCAGCTATAACTACTTTCATTTGCTTTTTACCTTACTTTTTCTTTTTGCTTTTATTACGTTTCTTGGCACTTCATTAATTATAATTACAGTTCCGAGTGCGCCACAAACAAGAATAATTGCTAATTGCAGTATCGGGTCCATATTCAATTATCGACTTTTTACGCACAGTGTGTGACAGCAGAAAGGTGCGTTTAATTAAAAACGTCTACTGCGCTTACCCATAATTAGTGCTAGACCTGCGCACAAGGTAACAATACTGGCAGGGCCTGGAACATCGGGACATTTTCCGTCTATATCACCTCCATCTAATTCTGTAGATGTCTGCAAGCACACGCTTTCAACAAAATCAAACTGTATTGGTATTGCAAACTGCTGATCAACAAGTGTAAATGTTTTTACCAATCGTCCTTCAAGAAAAACTCTGTGCACCCAAAAACCGTCAGCGAATCCAGTAAAAAGCACATTAGGATATGAATGTCCTACAGTGGGCTGATAGATTCCTTCATCAGTTGGAACTGGGTGCTCAAAAGATGGAGTAAAAGAAAGCGGAAGTGTATACGCAAAGTCTAGATAGGTAGAGCCTTCTGCGTTTGACTGATGTAAAAAATTACCAGTTCCGTAAAGTCTAGAAGTTCCGAATGTTCCAAAGTTTAAAGCCATTTTATTTTTCCTCGTTAAAGATTGAATCGTCCAATACAGGCTCTTTCAGTGCCTTTTTCATGTATTTCATGTCTTTCTTCAATTCTTTCAAATTATTGCCAAATGCAGCGACAGGATCTGCGGTGCGACTCTCTGGTCTGCCGCATTTGTCATAGTAGACTTCATAAATTGCAAAGCTTTCTTCGCCACTCGTAGGACAAACTGATCTAACAACTCTGTAGTCCCATGTGGCAAGCTTTCCATTATTCTTATTCATTTTCACTTTGTCAGAAACTTCATCTGACAAGGGGACAGTGCCCGTAGACTCAAAAATCTGCCATGCGATACATCCAGCACACTTGCCCTCAAAATCTTCACACTTTTCACCCCAAAAATCTTTCATAAGTACTTCTTCTCTTGAAGCAATGCAAGCATTTTGAGAATCAAGATTAATCACAATGTACGTATTGGCGGGAAGATGTGAAAGATCACAGTCTTCATCTAAAAGAGTTTCTGAAAGCCTTTTAAGCCCAGAGGCTCTTCTCGATTCTTCCGCAACAGCAAAGTGTTCCTTACTTTCACGGTATGAATAGTATTTTTCACCAGAATGCTCAATGATAAGGTATGTGGCTACAGGATCATTTGCTCCCATGAAGTATCTCCTATACACCTATATCCAACACTGTTCTAAAAAGATAAAAAGGCCGCACATATTCATGTGCAGCCTTCAAAAATCTAAATGAAAAAACTTATTACGCTAACGCAATCTCTTTACGGTTGATCCTGATGTCTTCAGGAAACCTCAATGCAATTCTTACCTTACCCCCGTCAATTCGAACAACTTCAATCTCTCCAAGAGGGCTGGCGCTGTCGCCAATCACCACAATCTCTCCTACTTTTCGAGAAACAACTAAAACCTTCTTTTCGTTTTTTTCTTTTTGCATAACCTTCCTTGGCTTGATGTTTGAGTCACGTGACTTCTCTTGTAGTATAGAGATGTTGTCTATACTTGTCAACAGGTAATCAAAAGATTTCTCAAATCATCCCTGACTATCATAGAGAATCTTCTCTATTTTTTTAATGTCGTCAAGCATTTGAGAAGACAAAGAATTTCCAGAATAACTTTTTCTAGTTACTTTTTTATTTTTTAATTTGCTGTGAATAAAAATTGCAGCAGTTACTGCAAAAACGCAGAAAGCTGCTGCAACTGGAAGAAAGTATGCTTTAAGAATCATAACAGGCTATTATACACCTGCAAAAACTTTAATCAAGCCAGCCCTTTCATCCTTCGTATGAAAGTTTTCCACATGCCCTTGATGTCTTTCTTTGTTTTTTCAACAATTTCAGATGTCTTGCTTTTAATTTCATCAAAGTTTGCAGATGTTCCAACCGAAACGTGACTTGTAAATATAAATGGAGTTTCATCACCATTCAGCTTGGGTTCCTCAAATGAAGCAAAACCAGCTTCTTCGGGCATCAAAGTTTCTTCCTTCTTTTCCTCAGAGACATTGCATGGCTTATTGTCTTTTACTTCATGTTCTTTTGGCCATACAAACTGAGGTTTCATAGGCTTAGATTGTGCTGTCTTTGAAGTCTTCTTTTCCTTCTTCTTAACCTCTTTCTTTGCATGCTTCTTCCCATTAACTTTTTTCGAATTATCTTTTTTCTTACTCATCTTAAAACCTTTTCTGTTAAATTTTTCATGTCTTCATCAAACATGCTGATTGCTAGCGATTCCATGTTGTACTTCGGCTTCCATCCCAAAACTGACTTTGCCTTTGCGGGATTTCCTTTTAAGAAAGGAACTTCATTTGGACGGAAAAGTCTTTGGTCTATTACTACATATTGCTCATAGCTTCCTAGTCCAGCGTGATCAAAAACTACCTTCAAGAAGTCACGTACAGTGTAAGTTTCATTCGTAGCGATCACGTAGTCATCGCCAAAATCGTGCTGAAGCATAAGCCACATGGCTTCAACATAATCTGCTGCATGACCCCAATCTCTTTTAGCATCAAGATTGCCTAGACTCAACTTTCTTTGCATGCCAAGCTTAATCTTTGCAGCAGCAATTGTGATTTTGCGTGTTACAAAAGTTTCACCACGACGAGGGCTTTCATGATTAAACAGTATGCCGGAAGACGCATGCATACCGTATGCATTTCTGTAAACACGAGTCATGTGATGCGCATGCAGCTTTGAGCATGCATATGGGGATACAGGTAACATTTTACTATTCTCATTAAAAGCCTGATTGTCATCATAATCAGTACTGTCTCCAAACATTTCAGAAGAAGATGCTTGGTAGAACTTTGTATGAGGACTTGATGCGCGTATTGCCTCAAGTATCTTTAAGGTTCCTTGGCATATCCCGTATGATGTGTATTCTGGAATTTCAAAAGACACCCCCACATGAGACTGTGCAGCCAGATTGTAAAGTTCATCAACATGACATGAGCCAAGAAGGTGAGTTATGCATGGTCCATCTTGCAAGTCATAATAACGCAATATAAAATCTGGGTGAGACATCAAATGATCTACTCTAGATGTATTAATAGTTGAAGTTCTTCTCTTCAGCCCTATTACTCTGTAACCTTTCGATAGCAGTAGCTCTGAAAGGTAAGATCCATCCTGACCATTGACGCCTGTGATAATCGCTGTTTTTTGCATTTTTATCCAATCTTACTTATGATTGTAAAACGTTTTCTATTTTTGATACTAGATTATCTCTAGGAACCAGTCCATTTATTCGCTCAACCACTTGATCTTTTTTAAATATTAGCATAGTTGGAACAGAAGAAATATTAAACTTATATGCTAGTTCCATATTTTCTTCTGCATCGATTTTTCCAAATTTGCACTTGCCATTAAACTGCTCAGATAAAGAAGCCATGATAGGCGCAAAGGTTCTGCACGGAGCACACCACGGCGTGCTGAACTGAACAAAACAAGGAGTATCACTCTGATAAATTTCTTTGTCAAAATTATCAGTATCAAGTTTTACAATATTTTCTGACATTATTTTTTTCTCCATCTTGGATGTTAAATTTCACTATTCAAATTGTCGGACACTTCTGGTTCATTGTTATTGTCCATTTGTCGTCTAAGATCTAAATTCTCATTTTTTAATTGATTTATGAATTCGTTTTGCAAAACCCATTTTTCTTCACTGGCAAGAAACTGCAAGTCATGCTCAAGTGAATTGATATAGCGCCTAGATTGACATAAAGTAGCAATCACATGCCCAGGTAGTGGCTCTACATCTAAGTTTTGCAAAATGTAATCTATCTGATTGAAGATAGAAATAATATCGCCTTCTGTTTTTTCTATGTTGTCCATCCCCCTATATCGGCAACATAAGAAAAAGACAGAAGGCGATATTGCTATTTTATGCGCAATTTGCTTTTGGGTCTACAGAAGACTCTGTAATCTGTGCACTGTCGATAATCACAGATCCTTCACAAAAGAGAGTGGGAGCATTTGAGCTTTCATAAAGCCCATGAGCAAGCTGCACGATCTTTTTTTCAAGCACAAAGTCTTTGATGATGCGGTGAGTAAACACTCGCAAAGAATTAGTCAAAGGCTGATTTCTTGACTCTGCAACAAACCTTGCTACTTCGGTGGGCTCAAAAGGCTCTGAACCCTTAAGCTTAACAAAGTTCTCAACACATTCCCTGAAAGGCTTTCTGATGTCCTTTTGAGAATTTTTAGATTTTGCCTGATCTTCAAGACTTACGATCTCTTTTGAGCATGCCTCAATTGCCCTAATGTTCTTGATCATCTCATCAAGAGCAGATCTCAGTCTATTTGCCTTCTTAGCACTTTCAACAGAAGCAATCTTGTAAGTCATGTCTGCAACGATGTGCTCAAGCTCAATTCGAGTATTTGCGGCCTGCTTTTTCATTGAGGCAAGCTCTACTCTGTGCGCTCTGATGTACTCGTACATCTCGTAGAGGGTCATAGACTTGCTTGCGGTAGTAGTCTTGTGCTCTTGAGTGGCGATAAAGTTGATCATCTGGCTTACTCTCCTAGAATTCAGCAAGTACTGTTCCTTCGCATCACTGAAACAACAGATTCAGTTGATGAAAGAGTTTTTGTAAGTGCCTGCAGACAAAGCGTTTGCGTATACGGAAGCAATCGCCTTGTGCATGTACTATACATGCGCGCACAGCCTTGTCAAGTGCTGTCGGAAACTTTTTTTACTTTTATACGAAGATTACAGATGCTCGACTGACATGCCTTCAATCCACTCTTTTTTAATCTTAATGACTTCGTAACCACCAGTAGTCTTCATGCGACCACTGATGACATTCATCTCTTTGCATGTTTTGTCTGCAGATTCTTTAGATGAAAAAACAAGAATTTTACGCCCTTCACCGCCAATGCCATCGGCAAGCAAAAGAGGCTCCCCGTCAATGTCATATCCGACAACTTTTATGGCGAACATTAACGCATTATACTAGTGCATGATATAAGTGCAAGCATCCAGCCAGTCCAAAACCAAAAGAAAAATTTAAGTTTTTCTTTTAAGTTGCAAGTGCCTTCGCTAATTTGAGCTGTCTTTGACATTGATCCACCCCGCTTTTAAGCCTATCTCAAACCAAGCCTCTTTGGTCATACGGATTTCAGAGGAAGATTTTTTATTTTTTAAATCATGATGAGATGTCATATGAGGCTTTTTGTCCACTCTTGGAGACTTTTCAGCATCTCTTTTTTGTCTGACAGCCTTGCTTTTAGTCTTTTTTGACATTCCACGGGATGTTGTGGGGGTCTTCTTGGATACTTTCTTGGAGGGCCGACATTTTGGGTAGGCCCCCTTAGATGAATCCGACCTACCGCATGGTGGGTGTTTGCCGCTTTTATCTGTACGAGATATATCCACCCATTTTTCTTTGAGCCATTGTCTTAGGTCTGCCGATTTTTCTAAAGATTCTTTTTCCATAAAAACTCTATTTTTTAATTTATCGATGTTTTTACATATTCCTCCTCAAGGTGAAAGATTGCTTAAAAGAGAAATAATAACAGCTGCTTCGGGCACGCTTTAATCGACATATAAGCAGGGAGGAGTTTGTATGCTAAAAACAAGTGAGCACTTAGCAAGATATAAGTCCGTAAAAAGATTTATTAAGCACGTTAAAAAACATTTGCAAGAATACAAAATGACTCTAATATGGGGTCAGGGATATACGGTGCACTGCGGAGGCTATACAAGCAGTGCTTACTTCTCTGAACAAGAAAGAGTAATTAGAGTAGCAAAAAAGAACAATCTGTGGCTTGAGGCTTTAGTTCATGAATACGGCCATTTTTTACAATGGCTTGAAAAGTCTAAAATATATAAGAAATCAGACTCTGCATTAATATATGTAGACAAGTGGTTTTCTAGAGAAAAGATACAAAAGAAAAGACTTGAAAACGCATTTAATATCGTGAGAGAAATGGAAAGAGACTGCGAGATAAAGGCCTGCAGAATAGCTAAAAAGTTTAAGCTACCAATAAACCTTCATGGTTATGCTAGAAGAGCAAATGTATACATATATTCGCATTGGATAATGGAAGAAGAACAAAAGTTTTGGGCTTTTAGAAGAGACCCAATGGCAAGCAAATATATACTGTCATTGATGCCTGATAATTTTAGAGTTCACACTCATAAGAGAATTCCAGACAAGATCCATAAAGCACTTGCTGGATATCTTAAATAATTAAGTAATGCTTTCTAAAATTCTACGACCAAATATGAGATCTTTACGAATATCATTAATCAAAGAACTTGTTTTTAAGTTTTGGCGCTTCATGGCATCCGTAAGCATATCAAGGTGACTGAGTGCCTGATTCGCAACATTAATCATCTCTTGGGCAAAACGAACTGGCTTATTTGGATATTCTTGCATTACATGCGTATAGTCTTCTTCTAAAAAATTAGTCAACGCCAGCACGTCATCTTCTGAATCTCTGACACTATCTGAAAATTGGTAAAACTGATTGGATATATGCAACAGTCTATCTATTGCGTCTTGAAGGACAAGATATGCATCTCTTATGAGAGCATCAGAAGGCTGCTTTGCGCTGTAAGGTGGAGCATTCGATATTTGAGATATTAACTCTTGATCTTCTGCACTTACGTCAGCTTTTTTTAGCCAACCAGTGTTAATCCCCACTTGCAACCAATCTATCTTGTTAAATTTAAATTTCATAATTTTAAATTCTATAAATATCAAACATATCCTGCCGATATACTATTTCAAAAGCAAAAACAAACAAGCCATGCAAATTGCTATGCAAATCGCAAAGGCAGCTGCTGCAATAAGAAGTAATAGCGGTGCGGCAACTGGCAACAAAATCCAAGACCATCCTATTTCGCAAAAGTTAAATACTTTTAAAGTAAGCAATATTAAACTGGTGATAGTGGCAACTGTATAGTAGATTTTAAAATTCTTCATGAATCCTCCAAGCATTATTTCGGAAATATATAACGTATAAAATACAAGCAAGGTACAGGAGTAGTTATTTTTGTAAATAATTTTACACAATAGGAGAAAAAATGAACTGGTACAAAATATCGCAATCAGAAGATCAAGGTAGAAATTCGCATGGGATTGAAGACGTAGCATCAAGCTTGAAATTTCTACCTACTCACAAACAAGCAAGAAGATACTCTTTCTTTAAAATCATTGGCGGCAATATAGAAAGCATGCCTCCAATGAGTTATGGAGTAAATGATAAGGAAGATTTAAGAGTAGTGACAATGACTTCTGACGGAAAAGAAACAGAAAACACCGCTAAAGATGGCGATGTCATAATGAGTGGCCCAAGTTCGGAAAAATATGTTATAAAGTCCTCAAAGTTTTCAAAGATGTATGAAGGTAATATGGGGGAAGATGTAACTCCAGAACAATCTCCTAGAATGGTAGCTGAATATTTAGGAACAGAACCAATTACCTTTAAAGCTTCTTGGGGAGAAGACATGGTTCTTAAGCCAGGAGACTATCTTGTAAAAGAGGGCGAAGGCGCTTATTACAGGATTGCAAAAAAAGAATACGAACAAACCTATAATCCACCAGGCATGTGAAGATCCAGTGCCGATATAAAATTCATGGATAGATGGCCGAGTGGTTTAAGGCTGCGGTTTACTAAACCGCCGATGGCTCAAGAAGTCATCCGGGGGTTCGAATCCCTCTCTATCCGTTATTCCTCTGTAGCTCAGTTGGTAGAGCAGGGAGCTGTTAACTCCCGGGTCACTGGTTCGAGTCCAGTCGGAGGAGTTTGAATGCCACTTTAGCTCAACGGTAGAGCCTTGCTTTTGTAAAGCAGAGGTTGTGGGTTCAAATCCCACAGGTGGCTTTTGCGAGTGTACTCAAGCGGTCAACGAGGGCAGACTGTAAATCTGCTGACATTTGTCTACGAAGGTTCGAATCCCTCCGCTCGCATTAAGTCGATAATAAAGAAAGTAAAAGTAGAAAATATATGAGTGAAAATACTTGGACAATGCTAACAGTTCTTGCGGTTGCTTTCGCAATTGGACACATGTCTTTTAAATTTATTTATAAACTTTTTAAGAAAGGTATCAGATGATCAAATTTGTTGATGTTATTTACGGACTTTCTTGGGGCGATGAAGGTAAGGGAAAAATTGCAAACGCACTTGCTGAAAAGTATGACTATGTTTGCAGATGGAATGGTGGGCCAAATGCTGGACATACAGTATATTTAAATGACAAAAAATACAAAACACACATGATACCTTCTGGTATTTTTAAAGGTAAAAAGTGCATTATAGGCCCAGGTTGTGTAGTAAATGTGAAAAAGTTTTTTGAAGAAATTGAATACTTAAAGGCATCTGGTTTTGACACTTCTTTAGTAAAAGTATCTCCTAATGCGCATATTATAACTGAAGAACACATTCAGTTTGATGTAAATAACTTAAAAAAAGGATTGGGAACAACTGGACAGGGAATTGCTCCATGCTATGCAGATAAAATGCTTCGCAAGGGGATCAGGGCAAAAGACTTATTTCCGAGCGAGTACTTATGGGATGGAAAATTAGAGGGAAAGGTACTTTGCGAAGGGGCACAGAGTGTTTGGCTCGACATAGACCATGGCTGCTATCCGTTTGTCACAAGTAGTACCACTATGCCATATGGTGCTTGCTCGCTTGGCTTCTCTCCTCAAAAAATACGCAGACTGATTGGTGTTGCTAAAATTTATGACACTAAAAGCGGAGTTGACCCCCTATTCCCAGAATCTCTTTGGGATGATGAAACTTTAAATAAGATAATCACAATAGGAGAAGAATTTGGATCTACTACCGGAAGAAAAAGAATGGTGAATTGGCTAAACGTTGACAAGCTTATGGAGTCAATTAAGATATCTGGATGCACAGATCTAGTCATTAATAAATGCGATATACTGCAAGCTGTTGGAACTTTTAAACTAAAGTTTGAAAATAAACTTGTTGAATTCTCAAGTCTTTATGAGATGCAGAGATTTTTAGATGACGTTATTAGAGACAATACTGATATTGTCAATATTCAGTTTTCTGGTCATAAGGAAAATGTAGCTACACCCGAAATGGCTCAGTAAATATCTTTTTTCTTTTCCCATTTTACGAAGTCTGGGCCAGGCCTGATTACAGATTGAGATTTCATCCAAACTCTTCCGATGTCCCTTAGGCACACATCTTCTGGATATACTATGACTTTATTGGCGTCAAAGCCAGGATCTCCGTCTTTTCCTGTATGCTCATTTGAATGAATTTGTTTTTCTGGATTTTTATTAAGCAACATATGCCTACTTAAATACATTGCGACATCACTTCTTATTAATCCAGGAACTAAACTTACTTTATGTGTTTCAAGATACGGTCTTAGTAAAACTTGATTAATATCTTTATTGCTCTCAAGCATTTTTACTAATTCATAGAGCGGTATACCCCTTGTTAACTCCCAATCGTCTTCCAAGTGAAAAGTGTATTTAGTGTGCAAGTCCATCCAACACCACTTGATTGCGCTAGGAAAATTGGCATCTTTTGATATGTTATAGTCAACATTTTTAAAGAATTTCTTTGCTACATTTACTACTTCATCAACTTTATTTATTTTTGGCAATGGGTCAACATTTATTCGTAAATCAAAATCTTTCATGTTTATATTCAAGCATATTTGAAAATTATAATATGTTTGTTCAAGTATCTCCGGTCTAGCCATCGCTGTAGTTGTAAATGTTACTGTATTTTCCATATAATAGTTCTTCGTCTAATCAGCAGATTTACTTTTTAACCGATAAATGATACATGAAAGAAAACCTATATGTATTTCAATGGATATCAGATCTTGGTGGAGCAGACACAAGACTGAAAGAATTGCTCGTTTTATTAAAAGATACTCATAATATTACATGTATTCCCAATGATGAATTTAGACTGAGAGAAAAGCATAATACAGACTTTTTAGATAAACTTGGCATAAAATATTGCATGATGTCAAGCTTGCCAAAAAAATTAACAGGTTTTGCCTACTCCAATTGCAATTTCCGTGTTTTTGCTGATTTTCAAAGAATAAATTTCATAAAAGAATCTGGTCTAAAATTCATGTGGTCTAATGATATGATGTGGCATACTCCAGAGGAATTGAGCGCCATAAAGAAAAATCAAGTAGACGTTGTACTATACACATCACCCTTTCATAGGTCTGTGATGCATAAAGAAGTAGCAAATCAAAATCGTCTTCAAAAAACATTTGTATTAGAAAATTACTTTGAAGCTGATATGTGGAAGTATATAGACAGACCCTTAAGAAATAAAACAGTGTTTGGAAAAGTTTCCAGAGATGACGTAATGAAATTTGGCGATAACTTTCCTATTTTTTATGACCAAGTTTGCGAAGGGCTAAACTGTGAGTATTCAATACTAGGATGGTCTGACTCATTATCTTCCATTTACAGCTGGTATGAATTCAATGATAAATGGAGACTGTACGCAACTAACGCTATGCCAACTCATGAGTGGTTCGTAGACCTTGACGTATTTCTGTACAACTGCAATTTTAAATTTGTAGAAAATCAAAGTAGGGCAATTATGGAAAGCCAGCTTACTGGAGCACCAGTAATAGCTCCACGCAAATGGAACTTTCCAAACATGATCATAGAAAATGAATGCGGATTCTTATGGGACAATCTTGATCAGGCTAAGGACGCAGCAAGGCATATGTGTGACACGCATACTAGAAAGACTATGGGCAAAAAGGCTAGTGAGTACGCCAAAGATATATGGTGTGACAAGAATAAATATATTGCTAAATGGGATAATCTTTTAAACCTTGCTGGTCAAAACATAGAGGTAAAATCATGAAAACATTGATTTGGTCTGTTGCTTGGGGTGAATATAGGTATATGCTACAATCTCTTGTGCAAAGCATGAGGAACTGCGGCATTGAACATGACATTGTGGTTTACTGCGATGAGCCTCTTCATGGCTGCAAAACAAGAGCTATGATAAAAGAGATACAAATGGATCAAACTCAATATTGGAAATTTGAGTATCTTGTCAAGGTCGCAGAAATGGATTACGATCTGCTAGTATTTATAGATAGTGATCATTATTTTGTCAGAAAACCAATCCTAGATTTTTCAGAAATTATAGGTAATGATGTTTGGCACAGCTTTCTGGAAAGTCCGCTCAATGACCCAACAACACTAAGGTCTGACTGGTGGAGCGTGAAGAATGAAAATATGGTCAACCTTTGGAGACAGTTTGGAGTGTCTCAAAAAGTGGTGTACAACACAAATGGTGGTTTCTGGATTTGTAAAAAAGAGTTCGCCAAACACGCAAAATATGTAGTGAATAATTTCAGACAATATCAAGCAAAATTAGGACTTAATTTACCAGAGGAGGTCCCTATAGGGGTATTGTCTCATATGTTCAGTCTTGATTACGAAAAAAGAATGCATAAAAACTACATGGACATATGGGCAAGTGAATGGACTGGAGCATTAAAAGACAACATACCTGAAGGTATGCCTTGGAAATTTGTTGAATACATGACTCATAAGGAGTCGGTTGTTGATCCAGCTATCGTGCATGCGATGAGAAGCAAAAACGCTCTCGTCAAAATGGGCAAAGAGATCATGAAGAAGAATCCAGACAGACGATACGTCTAATTCTTCCCTACTCCACTAATCAAGGTGCTATGGGCGTAACACCTTGCCAATTTTCGCCCCATTACCCCTTTTTATCCGCTGTCGCAAGACAGCGGTTATTTTTATAATGACGATAAATAAAACATGAACATGCAGTTTTTATTAGACAATTTTATTGGCAATAAAAGCAATATTATTGAACGTTTAGAAAACGCAAGATATAGGTCTGTTCCAAGATCTTACTACGATTTTCTTACAGTTGTTCCCGTATGTGGAAGAAACAAGCATCTTGCTCAATTTATAAAATGCTTTAATGAATGTAGACAAGAGAGTGAAAATTCTCATAGAATGGTTGTTGTTGAACACTCAAATAATCCAGAAGCAATAGACATGTGCATACAACATGACATAGACTATATTTTCATGAACAAAAACAAAGACTTGTTCAATAAATGCTTATCAATGAATATTGGAAGTTTTTTACATGATTCAAAATACATACATTTTCATGACGTTGACCTATGGATGCCAAAGCATTTCTGGAAGCAGTTAAGAGATAACTTAAATGGAAAAGATATAGTCCAGTCATTTGCTGGTAGAAGAGTAAATTATTTAAATGAACAGATCTCAAATGAGATATTTTCTAATCATATAAGTGTAGAACAAGCAATTGTAAGACCTAACTCTTTTCATACTGGAAGGCCAGGAGCTCCAGGAGGATCTATAGTTATTAAAAGAGAGCTATTTAATAAAGTTGGTGGATTTGATCCATATTACTTCTGGGCATACTCAATAGAAGATCAGTTCTTTGTGGATAAAATTGAATTATTTAAAAAGTTTGTAGGATGTGACAATCCACGTATAGAAATGTTCCATTTATGGCATCCAAGTAATGAAAAAGTGACTCCGCTACCAGTAAGGAATAAAGGTTTAAAAATACAAAAATATTTTATTCATTTAAATAATGAGGAAAAGTTAAAGCTGGTAAGAATGTTTGAAGACTTTTTACAGTTACAAAAACAATCCGTACTCAATAGGATAGCAGCAGAATCTCATAAAATATAAAATATGCACATATCAGATTTTAATAAAATATACTGCATTAATTTGCAAAGAAGAAAAGATCGTCGTTCAGAATGCGAAAGAATATTCCGCACACACGGACTGAACGTTGAATTTATAGAAGCTATTGATGGCGATACCATATCCGATACTAAGGGGCTCAAGAAAGGAGCTGCAGGCTGCTGCCTTTCTCATAAAAAAATATATCAAAAAATGTTTGATGATAAAAGTTTGCAAAAAGTACTAGTTCTTGAAGATGATATTGAATTTCATCCAAACTTTAAAAATCTTTTTTCACAATACTACAAACATGTGCCAGAAGATTGGAATTTACTTTTCTTTGGGGGGTCTCACAATGAGCCGCCTAAAAAGATAAATGAGTACGTACACAAACTTAGGAAGACATTCACCACTCATTGCTATGCAATAAATCAAAATGCAGTTAATGTTTTAATGGAACAATTTTCTGATAGCAATATCTTTAACCTACCAGCGGATGTACATTTGCACAAAATACAAAAAAGAATATCATGCTATGGATTTTGTCACCATCTTGCTTGGCAAAGAGAAGGCTACTCAGACATAGAGGGCGGTCATAGAAAATATGACTTTTTAAAATGAAAAAATACAAAGTATTTATAGACTGGGATTACAAGCTTGAAGCTCTTTCGCACCATAATTGGATTAGCTCTGATATTGATAATGCGGACCTGATAGTTTCTGTTAATAGAATAAACAGTTTTAATAAGCCATGCAAAAAAGCACTATGGCTTTTAGAGCCACGAGCAATAGAACCAGATATATACAACGCAGTAGAGCATAGAAAAGTTAATTACGATGCAGTAATTACTCATTGCAATAAACTAATCACAAAAAATAATGTTATTCAGATCCATCCGTGTGTGCCAGCTTGGATAGATTTAATAGACCAAAAAATATATCCAAAAAGTAAGGATATCAGCATGATAGCATCTTCAAAAGTGATGTGCCAAGGACATCAATACAGGCAAGAAGTTGCAGGTGAAATGTCTTCAATAGCTGATCTTTTTGGTCACGGAAGAGAGAGATCAGTGGAATCAAAGATAGATGCTCTTAAAGATTATAGATTTTCTGTCGCTATGGAGAATAGCTGTGTGGATACATATTTTACAGAAAAAATATTAGACTGTTTTTTGACAGGAACTATTCCAATATATTGGGGAACAAAAAAAGTTTTTGATGTATTTGACAAATCTGGAATTATATGGCTAAAAGACTTTATGCCAATAAAAAATTCATTTAACTTTGAAGCTGAATACGAAAGCAGAAAGCATGCTGTATTGAAGAACCTAGAAATAGCTCAATCTTTAAACTTTAAATCAATAGACGGTATACATCAAATAGTGGAGAAGATATTTAAATGATTACAGTAGAACTATATGGAAGAACTGGAAATAATATGTTTCAGATTGCTGCAGCCATGTGTGCAGCAAAAAGAAATGGTACATCTGCACACTATATAGGAGACAATTCTCATATAAGAGGATTTAAGTTAAAAGGCCTAAATCAAGCAAACAGAAAAGCAGTACATAAATTTAATGAAAACATGTTTTCTTATGACTCATCTTTTGAAGGCATAAAAAACGATACGCATCTTGATGGATATTTTCAATCAGAAAGATATTTCTCTTTTGCAGAAGATGAAGTAAGGAAATGCTTTTCTTTTGAGCATAGCGTGGTGGATACCGCCAAAAATCACGATGGTGGAAAATATAAAAGATTTTTTAATGGAGATACTGCCACTGCCTTGCACATCAGAAGAACTGATTATTTAAAGTATCCAGATATATATCCAGAATTTAATGGAGAATATTACAATCATTGCCTTTCAAGGATAAGTGAAAAAGGCTCTATTCTAGTTTTTTCTGATGATTTAAATTGGTGTCAAAACAACCTTAGAGGTCATGATTTCACATTTGTAGATATGGCACCTTTGCCATCCATGTACTTGATGAGTAATTGCAAGCACATCATAATGGCAAACAGTACCTTTAGCTGGTGGGCTGCATGGCTAGGCAAGCCAGACGTAGTCATATGTCCTAAAAACTGGTTTGGAAAAAAATGGCCACATCAAGACAGACATCCATCTCAATCAGATTGCACTAAAGATCTATTTCCTGCTAATTGGCAATTCGCTTAACCCGTCCACCAGTCTTCGTATATCAGATTATTGCTAGACACATCTGGTCTATCCAATGAATACCCATTGCCTAAAAGTATATCTCTTATCTCATTTTTCATGCTACTGCCCCTATGATATTCGTCATGTTCAATAGTAATTGATTTAAAACGAAATTGACTTAATGGCAGTTTTTTAAGGCAATTTAATGTTTCACCATCTATGTCTAAAGAAAGATAATCAATTTGATTAGGCACGTTATTTTGATTAAAACAATTTAAAAAATCAAAACTAGTTGCATCACAAACTATAAGCTTATTTTTTCTTTTACTATACCATAAATCTGTAATATCGCTAATTTCAAAACTAATACCTTTCCAGCCAAGCTCTTCCAGCATATAAGAATTACTATTTTCTATGGGATGAAATGCTCCTATCTCAATATAAAAACCGTTCGTCTTTTGATTAGATTTTTCAAATGCGTATAAATCTTGGCCTGATTGCGAATAAGATATCATTTGCTCACCTTTTCTGCACCGTACCACACAAAAGGGTATTCAAACTTAGTTTTAAACCCATTTTTTTCTATTATATCTATGCAATGATGCATGGCTCTATTGCTAGATTCAGATATGTCATGAAACTGTATTTGAACAAAATTTACGTTTTTAAATAGATCGTTATCAATCATAAATGGTATTAAGCTGTATTCCATTCCTTCACAATTAATTTGCAATACATCTATGCGGTCGCCTATTGATAAAAAAAAGTCTTTTGCATTTTTAAGATCAATTTTTCTTCCTGTTTCTAATCCTTGTATTTTAAACATGGAAGAAGCATCTTCATCAATATTTATATAATCTTCTAACAAATCGTCAGTAGTTAATCCAAAATGATGAATTTGACAATCGTTATTGAATTCTAATTTCACAGACTCTTTTACAAATTCTGCCACTGGTTCCACCCCGATGCATCTGCATCCGTAAAGCTTGTTCATATGATGCAGCCAGCTGCCCTTGTATGATCCCACATCCACTATTAAACTTTCGTTAGAAAGTTTATGTCTATGCAAAAAATCATGTACATCGTTATTTTTATACCATAAATCTAATATTTCTTGTTTCATAAAATAATTACCTTAAATTAAAATTCAATATTCTCTACCACTATCAGTCCATCTCCCCAGCCACCCTTAAGCGGATCCGAAAAATGAAACTTACATTTCATACTATTATTAAAAACATTTAAACATAAATCATAAGTATTAAGATTTTCTCCTGAATGAGTGCTAATAAAATAGTAACGTATTTTTTTTATTATATTATGACTTACTAATTCTTCGCATAGGGAAATTTCAGAACCCTGTATATCTGCATGCAAGATATCAAGATTAACAATGTTGTTATCTTCCATCATTTGCTTTACCGTTAATCTTGGTACTTTTTCTGCTTCAAAATCTGGGCTTGCTTGATAATGCTTTGGCGTTCCAACATATCCATGACAAAGTATTGCGTTTGTCAAATGCTGATTTTTCCAATATGTTTTTATTTCTTGCAATATTTCAAGTCTTGGATCGTTATTGATAATAGTGCATTTTTTATCAAACCATTTTTCAAAAAGAACTGAATAAAAAGAACCGCCTACACCTGCACTTCCAAGCTCAATCATGCTTGGATGGTCGTGATCTATTGTTTTTAACAATTCGCAAAACACGTCTACCTGAGGTTGTTCACAGCCCCAAGGATACGACCTAATTAAGTTAAATTGCTCCAAACTTGATAAGTTTGGATCTATATTTTTCATAAACTTTATTTGTGGATGTTCATATCTTTCTTCATTCATATTTATTTACTCATTTCTATCCAATTTTCAAGACTAACTTTTGGGATCCATCCGAAATGCTTTTTTGCTTTTTCTGCATTAGCCAAAGTGACACGAGATTCTCCCAATCTTGGAGGTATGTTTTTTGTCTCACCACCCATTAGGTTAGCTATTTCATTGATTGAATGGTTTCTTCCAGTTCCTATGTTATATATTTGACCCCATAGCCAATTTGTATAAATACTGCAACTGCCAAAATCTGAAATATTATATTCAGGCGCTGTAAATTTCGACGCTAAAATATTAGCTTCAACAACATCGCTAACATGTGTAAAATCCCTTCTCTGATTGCCGTCTCCTACAATAGTCATAGGCTGCCCGGATGCTCTTTGACGCAAGAATATTCCTATCACTGGAGCATACTGACCCCTCAACGGCTGACGCTCTCCGTAAACGTTAAAATACCTAAAAATAATAGTTTCTAAACCATATAATTTTGAATACATTTTGCATAATTCTTCACCACCTACTTTTGAAACCGAATACGGATTCAGGCAGTCATTTGGCATATCCTCGTGAAGGGGAGGTGTATTTTTCACACCATAAGCAGAAGAAGTAGATGAATAAATGACACGCTTGACATCGCATACACGAGCGCACTGCAATACAGTAGCGGTTCCTAGCATATTGGCTTCCACCGCCTTCAGTGGATCAACAATGCATGGCTGAATACGGGCTTCAGCAGCAAGGTGGAAAACCGTGTCCACGCCTTCATACAGTTTACGAACCATCGTGTAGTCATTGATGTCATACTTGTAGTTCTTGGCAGCGGGATTCCAATAGAACTGATCATGGGCATCCGATGATTCGTTATCAATCACCGTGACATCGTGACCATCATAAACTAATCGGTCTACTAAATTAGATCCAATGAATCCAGCACCACCAGTTACAAGTACTTTCATAATTTTATTTTCTCAAAGATTCATAATTTTTTATGAAATATTCAATTGTAGCGTTAAGCCCAGTGTCTAAATCTGTAAATTTAAAGTCAGAGAAATGTTTCTTGAAGGTAGAGTTATCTGAATTTTTCTTCATTATGCCTTCGGGTTTATTTTTATCAAAAAATACGTTTCCTTCAAACTTAAGTATTTTTATAATATGATAAACTATTTCCTCTATAGTGTAAGTTAGACCAGGAGATACTATCATTGTTTCAGCAACATTAATGTCTTTATTCATTATCTCATCAACAATATTGGCAAAATCTTTGATGTATATAAATTCTCTCTCTGCTTTACCTGAACCCCAAATTTCTAATATTGTATTTGTGCTTTTTGCTATCCAGCACTTATGTATAAGGCTTGGGATTACGTGACCACTTTGCAGATTATAATTATCGTCTTGTCCGTATAGATTGCATGGTATGACGCAAGAGCTATTTATCTTATACTGCTGTCGCAAGGCCCTTGATCCAACTTCAAGCATTCTCTTTGCATAAGCATAGCCAAAGTTTGTATGATGTGGTTCTCCAGTATGAAGATACTCTTCTTTTAGTGGCAATGGAGCCGATGTTGGAAAGGCGCATGTTGAAACTATGAATATTGCTTTTTTAAATGAAAACTCTTTACAAGCATTCATTACATTAGTGCTCATCATAATATTTTCAGAAAAGAAGTCATAAACAAAATCTGTATTTGCTTTTACGCCGCCGACTCTTGCAGCTGCATGAACAACAGAGTCAATATTGTTATTCTTGATATAGTTAGAAAGTTGATCATATTTTAGGCAATCAACCTCATCTTTGCTTGGCTTAAAGCCAAAATCAAGAGCGCTACCAAGTAACCCTTTTCCGCCAGTAATTAATGTATTCATGCTTTACTCTCATTGTAAAAATTAAAATTAGACTTGCCAATAAAAGCAGAGAATCCCCCACCATCCCATTGCTTTATTTTAAAATATTTTTCCATTGAATAATTATCTATGCAATAAACATTTGGAGCACCTCTATTAAAAAGTGCCATACAAAGACTAAAAGTACCAGAACTTAAGACAAGCTTATCACAATTAGCGCCGTACCTAATAGTAAAACTTGGACTACATCCAGTAAACAACTGAATATTTTTGAATCTTTTTTGCAAATCTTTAACTATGCGATGACTTATGCTATCACTAGTTAAAAAACAATCATTATAATCAATTTTAGAAATTTGATATTTGTAGTATTTATATGGCAGATTAAATTGTTTGTCGATGTCTCCAAGTCGGACATGCACAAATAAATCTGTTGGATTGTCTATCTTTTTTGGGACAATGCACTTTTTGTAATAAGAAATTATTTCTTCATTTTCAAAAACATATTTGCTTGAAAACCAGCCGTTAACTCTTATGCCAGAATCTATACTTTTTCTGGCGAGTATTTCTTGTAAATTATCATCATTTACTTCAATATGATTTTCGAATGATCTTCCGCCTTCTTTCTGATTGATTTCAAAGTCTTCATTTAAATCTAAAGATTTATGCAAAGAAAGGTCAAACTTATAGGATAAATAACTTGCCATGCAATATTGCAGAATATTGTTACCAAGCCTTCCTGTATAATTCACTAAAACGCTCATTCTATTATCTCCAATTTTTCATTTGCTAAACCCCAACTTGGAGGATTAGCTTTAAAAGATTTTGCATTTATTTGCTCATTAAATTTGTGTTTATTTTGTAATTTATCCATTTTTTCTGGTTGATTTAAATGATAAAATACCATTCCATGCGAAACAAGATCTTCACCCTGAACATATTTGGTCAACAATCTTCTGTGAAACTCAATGTCCTGCCATCCCCAATAGGGCAATTTCTCATACCAACCTGTACTTTCTTCCCATATTGACCTGTCCATCAAGAGCGATATAGAACCACCCATAAAATTTTGACCATAGTCAAATGAGTCTTTTCTTGATGGCTGAAGACCATTGTTTATTTTTTCTAATAAATCTTTGTGAGAAGATAGATACGTATATTCATCATAAGATATATGCCATCTAGATCCCCAGTAAAATTTTTTATCAGAATTTATATTCATTTGATGAACAAACTCGTATAGCTTGACAAAGCTATCTTGAAGCACAAAGCAATCAGAATCCCAGAAGCATACATATTTACCAGAGCTATGCCTAAATGCAGTATTAATTGGATGTACTATAGAATAATTCGCCTTACCATTATATTTTTTAGCAACGCTTGGTCTGACATAAACGCATTTAAAGTTTTTGTGTTTTCTTTCCAATATTGATCCTACTATTTTCTTTTTACTTCCCCAATCACAAAGCACTAACTCTAAATCTGGAAAGTTAAAAAATTCAAGATTATCCAAAACTTGATTCAAATTAAATTCTATTGTTTTTGTACCATTGCATCGAAAATCATCATTTTTACCAGGGATTAATATGGATAATATCATTACATTATTTCCAATTTCTCATTTGCTAAACCCCAACTTGGAGGATTAGCTTTAAAGAATGTTGCGTTTATTGAGGGATTCATCAAGTGCTTATTTTTTGTGCCGTCTTTACTGGCAGGCTGAAGCATGTGAAAAAAACTCATGCCCCAATCTTCCAGATCGCCGCCATAGCTGTATCTCTTCATCAAGCGATGGTGGAACTCAATATCCTGCCATCCCCAATACGGAAGATTTTCATACCATCCAGTACTATCCTCCCATAAAATTCTGTTCATTAACAATGATATAGAGGCTCCCATAAATTTACCTCCTCCAGCTATTTTATCATGCATAACTTGCATACCATTATTTATTTTTGCAACTAATTCTTTATGACTTCTTAAATCATTATAGGATTCATACGGTATATGATATCTAGAACCCCAATAAAATTGCATGTCTTGAGTAGCTTCCATTTGAAGAACAAACTCATAAAGCTTTACAAAGCTATCTTGAAGCACAAAGCAATCAGAATCCCAGAAGCATACATATTTACCAGAGCTATGCCTAAATGCAGTGTTAATTGGATGCACTATAGAATAATTTGCCTGACCATTATATTTTTGTGCTATATCTGGGGGAACATAAACACATTTAAAATTCTTATGTTTTCTTTTAACTATTTCATCTACTATTTTCTTCTCACTACCCCAATCGCACAATACGAGTTCTACATCTTTAAACCCAGAATATTCTATATTATCTAAAGTTTGATTAATATTAAATTCAATGGTTTTTGAACCATTGTATCTAAAGTTGTCATTTTTGCCTGGAACCAATATTGATAAAAGCATAATTTAGTCACCCATACCTATTTCGTCATATTTTATTAAATGCGCAGTAAAACAAACAGTATTTAAATCAGTAATGCCGTAAAATATAATATAATCATTATAAAATATCAAGGAGAGTATAATGAAAGTTTTTTTAATGCACAAAAAAGGTTTTACTGAAAGATTCTTAAAAGTCACAGGCTTGTTAATGCAATGTAAGTTTTTAGAAGATTTGGAAGTAGTAACGTCAGAAAGCAGTGAAATAGAATTTTCAAGCATACCTGAAAAAAGAGCAATACTTCCAGAAGACTTTCCTGCTGTAGAGATAAACAAAGGAAATAAGTCTCTCATACATAAGCAATTTAGAACATTTAAAAAGATTGCAGACAGCGGACAGGCTTCAATGATACTAGAAGATGACGTAATATTTAACCCAGAAACATTAGATAATTTTGTATATAATTTTAATAATATACCAGAAGACTGGGAATTTTGTTTTTTTGGTACTGGATGTGGGATACGCACAGAAGGCGAAGGTTTTGTAAAATGTCCAAATAGGTGGAAGACAAAATGCACAGATAGCATGATAGTCCATCCAAAAGCTGCACAAAAAGTATATGAAGACATGAAAAATGGAAAAGCTCACTTGCCAATAGATTTTGATTTAAATTATAGATTTATAAAACTTAATACTATTGTGTATTGGTATGAGCCTGGAATAATGACACAAGGATCGCAAAACGGAACATATGTTAGTGAGATACAAGGAAAAGAATGAAAATAAAATTTGCTGGCTACTGGAATAGTGACTATAACATATATCGTTTTATCAACGATATATGGAACCACGATGGTAGCTACAGCGATGTTTTAACTCATCAAGACGACTATACTCATTTAGTAATAATGAACTATGTGCACAATCCATCATACAGAATTGAAAAAGATAAAACTTATGGAATTGTAATAGAGCCTTATTGGTCTGAAAATTTTGATAAAAACATGCTTTCTTATTGCAAAAAGATTGTTACATATGAAACAAATAAATACGAAAACGGAAGAACAATATGGTCGCCTCTTCTTGGAACTCACAGACTTTATGATGCAAATCCAGATGGCAGTGGAGAAATTCAGCCTTCATCAGAAACTACTAAAAAAATATTAACATCACAATTTAATAAAACAAAAACACTCTCCATTATTGTTTCAAATGCGCCTGTAGACAATAGGTCATATACAAATTACAATAAAAGAAGAGAGCTAGTAACGAAACTTTTAAATTCTGATATAGAATTTGACATGTATGGAAGAGGATGGAACCTGAGCGATAAACGATACAGGGGACCTTTGATGAATAAGATTTCAGGATTATCTGAATATAAATATTCCATATGTCTTGAAAACTCTTGCGTAAGTGGGAACATAAGTGAAAAATTTATAGATGCAATATTATGCAATACAATACCAATATACAATGGGCATAGAGATATAGAAAAATTTTATCCTAATGCATTTGAATATATTGAATATGATGGAAGAGAGATAGATAGGATAAAAGATATAATAAATAGCCAAAAACGCTTAGAAGACTACAGCATTAATCATGCTAAAGATCTTTATCTTAACTCTTACAATCCAATCAAAATTATCATGCAAGATATTATGAGTTAAATTGGTTTCCAAACTACTAGAGAATGACCCTCAATAAAATAGCTACCGCTATATATTCTTCTCTTATCAATTATTTTGATTTTACCAATTGACTCAAGCCATTCTAGATGAGTTAAATATTCATGTAAATAATTTCTTTTTCTAAAATACTTTATAGAAAGATTGTCAATTAATTTAGTTTCATCTAAAAGCTCAGCTATTGGTTCCATATTTATACACAAAGCTGGCTTCTTATCAAGTAAATAGTCAACGAATTTAATGTAGTTGCTACCCGTTTGTTCTAATGCAGCTACAGTGTATGCGATACTGTTTTCATTAATATCAAAATTGTAATCTGGTTTAAAGAAATCCAGATTGTGTGCATTAATTGGCTTTGATAAAGAGGTACTGATTTCCCGTATAAGGTCTTGTGAAGACTTTGCCCAATCAAGTCCAGTAAGGTCTAAATCTGGCCTATCATTACGAAGCCTTAAAAGATGATATCCGGGACCACATCCAAATTCATACACACTTGTATATCCATCTTTTAAATAATGATGCAAGATTGCATCAATAAAGCATATATGTATTTTATAATCGAAAGCTGGAGTGATTGGATTGACTATCTTTCCCATCCATCTTACATATCTATTTTTACAATGATATTTTGGCACAAGAGAGTTTATATCTTTTGTTTGCCTATAAAGATCTAAGTTTTCACCCCAGCCTTTTTCCCAATCATCTATTCTATGAGCTCCACTTTTTACGATATCTCCCGTCAATACATCTACGACCCTAATTAGGTAGTCGTTCATCTCTTGCTCTGTCAGATCCTGATATTGAAGATCAAATTGCTCTATTTTTTTAGCAACTGTAGTGTCAATGCTAAAACCTAATATATTGGAAAAATGATCTGGGCTTATTTTATTTGACATATAGACCTTTCTGCCACTCCATTGTTCTTCTTAAGCCTTCATGGAGGGGTACAAAATTGATGTGATTAAATTCATTAAAATATCTATTTAAACTTAAGTTTACATTTTTTGGTGTGCCTAAAAGTTGATTGTCGTCACTTGAAGGTATTGTAACTGGGACGCCTGTAAGACTCCCTATTATTTCAGCCAATTCGCGTATGCTAGTCTTAGAGTCTCCAGCCATATTATATACTGATTCTTTACCAAACAAAATTACGTTCCACATCATTTCAGTGATGTCTGAAATATAGCCGTATGTTCTGGTTGAAGACCCACTATCTAATAGATTTATTTTACCTGTCTGAAAAGCTTTTTGAAATAATGAGTTCAACACTCTTTGATCATTATGCTTTGTGCCTGGACCGTAAGCTAAACTAAGCCTCATAATTTTTATATTGTGATCCTTCGAGTAAGCATGGCAAATAGCTTCTCCACATCTTTTTCCTTCAATATAACAAGATCTAGGATGATTAGTAGACGATGTTCCTATATCGTCCTCAGATATGTTATCATGATCTATGCCACTATAGAGTTCACTGGTACTCATAAATACAAAAGTACCGTCTTTATTCAACATTTTGAATAGCTTTGCTGTTGATGTGGTATTGAGCTGTATAGTTTTAATCTTATTTTCTAAAAACTTATTGGGTTGAGCATACCCTGCAGCATGTATTATAAGATCAAATCCACTTAGAGTTTCACACAAATCTTTATAGACTGAATCTAGCAGCCCATCATCGCATATATCACCCTTTATAATCGCACACCCATCATACAGATCTTCGAACACCGGGTCTACATCATTATTTATCCAGCAAAAAATATCTATATTATATTGCCTACTAATATTCTTAAGACATGCAACCATGTAGACACCAACTATTCCAGATGCTCCAGTGATAAGAACTCTTTTTCCTTTTAAGGAAGAAAAATCAATTTTGTTTACAATATCTTTGCATTCTTCTTTTATCAAACTAAGCATTCTTTGATCCTTTTTCTTATACCCTCAACATCTAAAGACAAATGTTGATCGTGTTGTTTTTTATCGCCATAATTATGAAGAAATCTTCTTGGGACGCCTATATTGAATAGGCTATATTTTTTGCCTTGTAGAGCATTCGTAATTAAATAATTTGTTGTACCAGCATAAAAAGGCTCACATATTATAATTTTTTCATTAAAACTATTACTCAAAGTTTCTGAATCAAATGGCAAAATAGAGTTGTAATACAAAATGCAAACATCCAAATTATCACATGCACTCATAACAGAATCGCATATTGGTCCATAGCAAACAATAGTTGCGAGACTGCCTTCTTTTACTATGCATGCCCTTCCCGGTTCGCATTCAAAAGAAAGATTGTTTTCGTATTCACTCAATCTGAAATATTTTGGTCCATTATTTTTATAATAAAATTTTAATAGATTATCAAATTCCTTAGAAGAACCCGGTGTAAATATATTTATATTTGGGATACTCATGAGCCCCTGAATGTCTCCAGGACAATGATGAGTGCAGCCCAATCCGGCATAGTCATAGGATGCTCCAACACTTATGAAATTACCGTTTAATTCTTGATATCCAAAATCGACCTTTATTTGCTCCAATGCGCGTTCAACCATAAAGGGAGCTATGGTGTGGACAAAAGGGATCAAGCCGCCACGAGCCATGCCTGCAGCTAAGCTGATAGTCGCTTGCTCCAGTATCCCGATGTTGTATGCTCTATTGGATAGATTTTTTAATTCTTCTCTAAAACCAAAGACTCCAATGTCTCCCAGTAACAGTACGGAATCAATATCTCCGTACAGTATTTCTTTCATTGATTTTACAAATTGTTTTCTCATTTTATATTTTCGTTATAATTGCTTGAGTACTGTCTTCGTGTGTCATAAGCGAATCTTCTTTATCAATCATAAAATCATCAACCGCTTTTGCAACACCTTTTGTTCCTTGATGATTTCTATAATCGTGAACTAAAATTTTTCCACCGTGAGCCATTTTTGGATAAAAATAATGTAAACTATTTTTTGTAGAGTCATGAGTATCAGTATCAATATGAACAAATGAATAAGTAGAATTATTCATTTCACTTGTTGCAGAATCTGGAAAATATCCATTTATTAATGCAACTGATTCTTCTTTGACAAAATCATTCATGTTGCAGAATTCTTCAACTCCAACACTTAAACCACCATTAGGTATATCTAAATAACGGTCATGCTCTCCAACGTCTCGCAAGCCAGTAAACGTATCACAGACAAAAAAACGTTTTTCTTTTTTCTTAATTAAGAAAATAAATTCACTTGTAAAACCCTGATAAGCACCTATTTCTGCAAAAGCTCCATCAATATTGTTGCACTCATCTATTAAATGATACATGTAAAAAAATTCTCTTGGAGTTTGACACTCCCATCTAGTGGGAAATTTTTTTCTTATAGATTCTGAAATACTTACAATTTGACTCATTTCCAATTTATCATCCCCCATGCACTTGTCTTTGCATTAAATGTATTTTCATTTCTGGATTTAGATAGCAAGCCATTCCAGCAACGTTAGAATTAATACACACTATTTCTTTACCCTTAGAAAGTAGTAGGCACTCTACAATAGCGTCTCTCCCATGCCTTATTTTGTCTTGACCAAATACAATGTGGCACAGGGGCTTGGGCGAATCAATTTTTTCGCACCTTAAATTAGTTTCATAGTAACAAACATTAGGAAATGCGTTGTATATACCCATAATAGCCTCTAAGCTATCTGAAGCTACAAATATCTTGTCGTAATTGTTTTGCTGCTGAATCTTTTTGATTCTATCTATAAGCAAGGGAAGATTCACAAACTTATAATCCGTACTTCTGATGTGAACTGAGAGAACACTATCTTTCTTAAAATGTTTTTTGGCAAATTTCTTTACTTCATCTGTAATTGCAGGCAATGGCTTAACGTACTTATCAAGCATTGCTTTTATGTCCTGGCGATGAGCCAGAAGATCGTCTCTGTCTGCAATCATATTCCACAATTTTAGCCTATAGTCATGAATGGATGGCTGAGTCATCACATAATTTTCTAGAAAGAAGTTAGCTGTTTTTGTTAACTGAGAAACTTCGTAAACTTCTCCCTCTGCGACTCCGTCATTGATAGGCTTAAAATAATGACTCCAAGGGTTTTCTGGACCATCGCGATACAAAAATTTATCACCAATATTTAATATTGGCTTCATATTATTAAGCTCGCAAAACTTTAAATTATCTATAATTTGCAGAAGACTAGAAAACATGCCATATTCTCTAGTATTAATAATTAAACTCTTAGACGCTTTCATATAATTCCTTAATCATGTTATCACAATCTATTTGACTTGGAGACTTATGATGCCATTCTGGATTGTTCTCCATGCATTTAATGCCTTTTCCTTTTACCGTATGAGCGAGTATGAAGTGCGGCTTTTCAGGATCTGATTTCTTAAGAACTTTAGATAAGTTTGTCAAATCATGACCGTTCACTTTACTGCACATCCAACCAAAGGATTTAAATTTTTGAATCATGTTGCCTATATCAAGAGCCCTGTCGGTAGAATGATTATGATCTAATATGCAACAGAAATTATTTACTTTATGATGGCTAGCAAGAAGGGCTGTTTCCCATATAGTCCCTTCGTTCGATTCCCCATCTCCAATAATAGTAAAAACTTTTTTATCAGAACCTTTGATTTTCTCACTCATTGCCATTCCAAGAGCGAATGGCATACCATGCCCTAATGATCCAGTCGAGCATTCAACATGATTAAGTCTGCAAGATGGATGTCCTCCAAGTTTTGAATCAAACTTACAAAAGTTTTCAATAGGCTCCTCAAGCATGCTAAAATAATCAAGAATTGCGTAAAGCCCTATTGATGCATGACCTTTTGATAGTACAAATCTTCCTTTTTCTAAGGATACGTAGTCTCTATATACAACATATAAAATATCCAATATAGAAAGCGCACTTGGAACATGACCTTCCTTTGCTGAACTACAAGTCAACAATATTTTTTTAATTACATCTTTTTTAGAGAACATATTAAACCTCAAGCTGTGAAAATGGAATATTCTGATAGGTCCTTATGTATACCAGAAGTTTCTAAATCTGGGTTGTCATCGACTACATGTTTATCGAATAAATATATGCCCTTTGCCGCCTGTTCTGGAGTCATATACATATTCCATCCAATTTGATCAAAATGATCATCTTTGTATAACCTGTCCATGTGTCTTCCCTCGTATCTGACAACCTTAAACCATTCATAGGCATCTTTATTATTAGTCAATATCATTCCGCCTTTGCCTATCGGTATATGCTTTCTCCTATGAAAAGACAAACAATAATAAGAGTCTTCTACGTACATGTTTCTTTTCATTCTTGTTGCTGAATCGTAAACATTGTAAGGATTAAGCTTGTAGGCTCCACTCCACGCTATATCAATAAATTTAACTTTGCAGCCAGCATTTATAATTGTACATGGAACAGATACATATGTTCTTTTGGGTATTTCAATCACTCCATCAGCCTTTAAATACTTAAGACACAAAAACATGGCATCAGTACAATTGTCAACTGATACTGCATATTTACTTCCAGAGTAACTAGCAATAATATTTTCAAAAGTATCAACGACTTCCCATGGATCATTCAAATCATACCGATTCATCATATGCTTGAGAAGACTGGCTTCGTACTGATTTGGGTCTAGCATGCTGCTCCTAGTTTTGCATTTTCCACTGGGTCATACATAGATGGTGTCGGATCTCTTTTTATCTTTTCATAATAACTTCCAATAACAAATTTTTGCTTAGTTGTGCAACTCTGCAATGTACAATTTTCATCGTAAGCAAAACCTGGAATAACTCTAAAATCAAAACTGACTCTCGTTTTTCCCGTAGAATTTTCTTTGTTTCCATGCCTGCACTGATTCCAATAACCTATAAACAATTGACCATAATCCATTTCTAGTGGACGCCAATCTCCCATGCCAGGTATAGTCTCAAACCATACAGAATTTGTGTCGAAGCATTTGTTCAAAGGCAAAAACACATTCACTTCTCCAAGAGGGTGCTTATGGTCAGCATCTCCATCTGAGTGCCACTTATATACCGCCTTAGCTCCAGGTCTGCAAAACCTTATGCCTGGAGTTTTTTGATAAACAAGAACGTCATCCTCAAACATAGGGTGCACAACTTCTGATACAAAAGAAGTATATAAGTTCATAAATTCTGGCCAACCAGCATCTATTTTTTTATAAAACTCTTTATGTAGTGAAGTTTTTGTATCATTACCTAAAGTTAAATTCTTTTTTGCATCAACTGTATCAAGATTAGACAAATCAACATCATATATTGATTGAACTAAGTCTCTAAATCCATACTTGCTTGTATCATAATTGATTATTTTCATTATTACTCCAATTTTTGTATATAAATCTTTCCATAGTATTTATCGTTTTATTGTGAAGTGCTTCATAAATTAAATCACTCATTACGTCATCAGCACTAACGTACTTTTTTGCTAATTCATAATTTATTTTTACATAAGGCAGCATTTCATAATATTTATCTTCTGAAATAGAATCAATAATATTTGCAAGTTCGTCTATAGACGACCATGTGAGAAATCCCCTTTTGTCAAAAAAATCTCCTATTGATGGAGAGCCATTATATATAGGGATATTACCTGTTATGAAACAATCTAATATTTTTTCAGTAAAATAGTAGTCAAAAGGTTTTGAATTTTCTATTACTACAGAAAACATATAGTCTTTTAAAGTATCAGATTTTAAAGGCACATCTCCGCTTGGACTACCTCCACCAAATAATGTAATTTTGTCGCTCAAAATATTACCAACCTGATGCCTAAGATCTCTATTGTGACCTCTCATACCAGAATATATCATAGAGATCAGTTTATTTTTTGTATGAATTTTATGCGCATCATCTTCTAATGTAACAAAATCAGCTGGCATGAATTTGAATTTTTCAGGATTTTTTTCTATTAATTTTTTTCGAAAAGTAAATATAATCTCAAATTTATTCTGAAGACTGACGGCTTTTTCATAAATACCCCTTGCCTCAATTGGGGGTTCTAAAATTAAAGCAACTTTATGTTGCGATCTGTATTTATTCACTTCCACAATTGCATGGTCTGTGAATACAGATATTCCAGAATTTACTTCATCTTCAAAAAAATTATTACATTTTTTTAACCATATATTATTTGGAGGTGTATAATAATTGTGCATCAAATCTTTAGGAACTCTGCAACCGCACATTATACTAGCGTGTTTCCATGTTTCCGCATGAGATATATTGTAGTCAATAAAGTTTATTTTTTTATATATTTTCATTTATTTATAAATGCCTTGAAACATTTTATTTATTTCTTCTGAATTTTCTGAAATAAAAATTGACTTATCGATTAAGTACTGACCATTAAAATGATCTTGACTTACTACTTTATTATCTAACTTTTCCGTTAATGCCCTAACTCTAGATATTGTTGTTCTGCTTATAGATTTTTGCAAATCATCATCATTGACTGAGAAATCCATAAATTCTAAAATTCTTTTAAATTCTTTTATCGGCTTATCTAGCAATATGTCATAATTAACAAAAATCATTTTTTTACAATCGTGATTATTGTAAAGCCATCTCATGAGATGATTTTTATACTCTTCTGCTATTGATCTCCAATCGCTCTCATTCTGATATTTTATGTGTGAATAAATGGTATCTACTGGATTCCTATATAAGTATATTACTTTATCAAATCCAGAAGTTATGCCCTCATCTCCATTTCCCACAATTCTGTCATGCAGGTGAAACCCCCATGGTTCAAATTTATCAAAACCCAAAAAAGAAGTAGGAGCACAAGGCCTTTTTGTAATGTCTTCTATTACTATGCGAACATAGTGACTACCGGTTCTTGGATAAGAAACAAGCTGCATAATAGACTTATCAAAGTTTATGGCATTCATGTTAAAAATTCTTTCTCGAAAGCATATACCCCTCTATTCTCTCTATTGGAAAAGAAGAAAGGTCAAATTTGCTGCTGTCTAATTCACAAAAATTAGTATTTTCAAAACCGTTTTCTTTCATAAATTCTTCAAATTTAAATTTTGCTCTATTCAAGTTATTGTTCCCCATAACGTAACCACCAGGTACAATATTTTTAGTTAACCATTTGTGGGCGTGTATTTTTACATCTGGAGTATGAGAAAGACTTCCAACATCGTTGTGCGCAAATGCTATGGGAATGTCGTCTTCTTTAGACAAAAGCATGCAATCTTTTATTACAACTCTTTCGTGACCATTAGGATTATACAAATCAAACCCTATGCACCTATCTTTTCCAAATATATCACACAAAATTTCAAAAGAAACAGCTCTATTTGTTCCAGCTACTACGATGAATCCACTCTTAGGTATGTCTAGCTTTGAAACTATTCTGCTGTAAAACTCATTAACATAGTATTTGCTGCCAAACTGATCATGTTCGTCAAACTCTCTGTTATTAAACCAAAAATCAAAAGTTTCTTTTTTTCCTAATTGTCTACTCATATAGCTCCTTTACGTTTCTGAACGATTCATCTATGTTGGTTATCAAAATCCATCCCGTAAGAGAATGAAACTCAGATGTTTGTTCTCTGTAATCTGGTACATATATTTTAGCTCTATTTTTTATTATTGATTTTGCTACGCTTAAACTATAACCATTATGAGAAAAACTATCATTCATAATATTGAAATCATCTATAACAATATAAAATTTACTAAAATTCTTTAATATAAATGCAAGCTCTTCTTCCCAGACTGATTCTGTATCACTATGAGCATCAAGATAAAAAACACAAGTTTTTTCGCATATATGTGAGTGCTTTTTTTCTAAAAAATATAAAAAATCAGGAGACTTAATTTGTTGAAAATAAACATTATCGTGATTATAAACGCTTTGCGGCGTCATGTCTCCTATTTCGCATGACCAACATTTAATGTTGTAATTTCTAGATACAAAGAAAAGAGTGTTACCGTATCTAGTACCAGTCTCTATAAAATGATCGCATTTTTTAATTATGTCATCCATAGTTTCGATCATTCTTACATCCCCATGGAATCCAGGATCACCATTATTCATCAAAAAATTAATTTTTAATTCACTAAAATTGTTAATGTTGATCACGATTGCACCAAACTTTTCCAATAAGAGAACTTTAATTTTTCAAAATTAAAAGTCTTATTACTTAATGAGTTTAACTCTTGTCTTAAAAAAGATTCATTTAACTGATCATAAGCATCAATAAAAACGACTGGAAGTTCTGAATACAGCTCTTGCAATCTACCAACTTTTTTAAGAACAGGAATTCTTCTTAAATATAATATCTCCCAAGTTCTGTGACAATCTATACCATTGCCGGGCGGACTAAGCATAAAAGTATGGTCTAGTATTTTTGAATAATAAATACTCTGATAAGAAAAGCCGCCAGAGTGCTCAACAGTACACCAGCTGCTGTTGCTGAAAATATTGTATGGAGCTTGCCTTTCATGAGAGTTAGTGCCAATATTATGATTGATATATAGCATTTTATTAGGCCGCACAGACTTGGAAGAATTAGATAAATTTAAAAGCATATGCTTTTTTTCAACAGAGTTAGCAACATAATCATTTTCCAATCCTATGGGAATAGGCTTAAACTTATTGCAACCAGTAACAATATTTTGTCCATACCATCTTGGAAAATTGTTTTGATAATTTTCAAACTTACCATCTATCGGGTAGTCTCCGTTGTGACTTACTATATTGACATCAGATGTATTGCTTTGTATAAAACTAAAAGCGTCATCTATCTTTAAAAATTTTATATTAGATAGTTGGGAAAACTTATCTCCCCATACAAAGTCTTCATACTTTAAATCGAAGTCAAACATTTTTAAGTATTAGCTCCACAAGTCTATCTATAGAGCCCTTGTGCTTTTCATAAGGGCGCGCAGCATGACAGTCATAGTAGTCTTCTGAAGTAACACCAGAATCATTCCATCCCCAGTTAATGCGATCTATTCTGTGACATTCATGAGGTCCACAATCTCTAAATTTTCTTACTATTCTTGATTGGTCTGAGTATTGATTTAGCTTTCTACTTGACCACATTTCATCAGCGCCCCAATGGGGAAGAGAACCGGATAGTCCATGAGGAGTATAATTATGAGTATTTTCTTTCCAAAATCCTAAATTTACAAAATCCTCAAAACTATCAGGCAGTTCTAATATGTCTTTAAATGTTTGCCCTTTTGCTACATTATAGCAACATAGATAAACTATATACGGATGAGACTCTCCCTTGTCAGAATTCAGATGCACCCATTTGTCATTTGGTACATCATTTAACCAACCAGTAAAATAATGCCTTGATATTGGAATCATGTCTATATCAGAGGTCATCCAAGTCGCACTCAGATCTGTAGATGGTATCCAATACCTAGATATTTGGCACAATGTATTTACAGGCACATCTTTTATTATTGGCATCTTAATGACTGTGCCAAACTCTTGTGTTGGATTTTTGTTGCCAAAATGCAACAATATTGGTTCTACATTAAATTTGAGACGCCATATTTTTGATACTATAGGCCAAAAGTCAAGATAAAAATCTTTATCATCACATGCGTGTATTACTTTATCTATTTTCATTCAATCTCTTTTCCTAGTATGAGAAACAATTTGTGGAGTTTTTCTTTCTGATGGATCGCCCCATTCTGTAATGTCTTCCATAAAATCAATTCTGTGTTTTTTGCATAATAGACTAAAAATTGACTGATCATGCCTGTGTTCTTTAAATTCTGGATAATTAGGAG